TGGTCAAGTGGCTATCATGCGGTCCACCCATTTGCAATCCAATGCCGTTATTATCATGAATTTTGACATGATTAATTCTGGCCTCCATCTGATCAGACACGCCAGATATCTGTGCGGTATAGTTCCAATCGCAGAGCATTCCGCCGCTATAGCCGTTCTGGATATCTACATATTCTAAGATAAAGTCACGTCCATAAAAGCGGAGAGGGTACGATGGACCTGCGGTCTGACCTGATTTGTTGCCGTCCAGTGTTAAATACATAAAGCCAAAGCGTGAAACATCCGTGGACGACCCTGAATTCATACTTGCGCTCAGATTGATCGAAGATGTATATGCGCTAAAAAGGTCGGCATTAACTCCACTCTTGAGCTTAATAGTTGTTGCGCCTCGCCCAGCTCCCATGATCAAAACATTGCTAAGGATAGTCTGGTTTCCGGTAATGTAGGTGCCAGGCGGAAGAAACAAAACACCTCCGGTACTGGAGAGCGATGCGAGCGCAGCCGCAATGGCTGCCGTGTCATCAGTTGAGCCATCCCCTTTGGCTCCGTATTGCTTGACGTTAGTAAACACACTCGGAACGAGACTGATAAACGTCATTTTTACCTCTTTGATATATCAATATGATCTAATGCCCATACCAACACGTATGTTTTGCGCAAGCGGCATCCCCAGCGTCTGAATAAGCGTCTGACTGTCGAGATACACTGTCAAATTAATGGAGTGTGCCATATTCCCGCCACCTGCACCGCCAAGCAAAATAGGCGTAACTGTCTCGCCAGTTCCCTGTGCAAGCATGCGCGGTGTAGAGTAGCCTGAGATATCTTGCATCGGATAAACGGATGCCCCCGGCGGCAGATTCACAAAGGACGGCTGGTCAAAGAGCATGTATTGGCCATTGTGCTCTACAACCTCGGCTCCTGCTTCACCCACGACCGCCGCGCCGCCTGAGTAATTCGAGACGCCCTCTGCAAACGCCGGAACACCTCCTCCGCCTCCAAGTACCCAGCTCGCCTCGGCAAAGAAGGTATGCTGTAGGTTTTGCCCCTCCCATTGTGCAATACCTTCAAAAAGATGCTCGGTATTTTTCTCTGCCCACGATGCTACTGCTGTGGCCGCATGGACCAAATTACGCTCGGCCCATTCGGCTGCCGCCGTGACCGGATGAACAAGGTTTTGCTCGGCCCATTGCGCGACCGCCGTTGCCAAGTGGACAAGATTTTGCTCAGCCCATTGTGCTACAGCGGTCGCCATGTGGATCAGGTTCTCTTCGGCCCATTGCGCCGCCGCTACGGCATTGTGAATCAGGTTGTGTTCGGCCCATTCGGCTGCCGCAACAGCTGCATGGACAAGGTTGTGTTCGGCCCACTCTGCCGCTGCTACCGCCGCATGGACCAGATTGTGTTCGGCCCATTCGGCTGCCGCAACAGCTGCATGGACAAGGTTGTGTTCGGCCCACTCTGCCGCTGCTACCGCCGCATGGACCAGATTGTGTTCGGCCCATTGCGCGGCTGCCGTGAATGATTTCGTTAGGTTCTCTGCCTGCCAGTCCACTTTGGCAGTAAATGTGTGGGATAGTTCGACTTGCTGAGTGCCCACACCGCTGTTTGTTAGTGAGCCACCAAAACCGGCAGTTGATAGATGACTAACATCGCGACTTGCAATAGCTTCTGTTTGCGCATTGCCACCAAAAAGACCACCTAACCAGTTGCCGATACCATTAAATGTTTGCCCAATCCCCCCACCTGTTATGTCCCAGAGGAACTTTCCAGCGCTGCCAAGGCCGCCCATAGCACCACCAAGGAGCTGGCTGGCCCATCCTTCCCCCGGTCCTGTCTGTCCATAGTCTGCCGCCGGTGCGAATGGGGTCAAATAACTGAGAGCATCTCTTATCCCGCCAAAGACGCTTCCAGCAGAGACAGGCTGACCCTGATTAAATAGGCCACCTAAAATATTCCCTGCAGTAAGATTCCAGAGTCCTTGGATAGGTCCACCTTGACCAAAAAGATCACCGCCAAGATTGGCAAAAAAGCCATTTGCACCAAACCAGTTTCCTTGCTGCATGGCTTGCTGCATGGCATTGCCATAGGTGTTATGTGTTACGGCGTATTGTTCATTTTGCAAATCATTTGCTGCATTTGCCTGTAACAATTCTTGTTGGTAGTTATAAGGGTGTGCAGCTTCGTATCGCTGCATTTGTGTTTGCGCAAATTGTTGGGCATACGCCTGTTGCGCGTTTGACACTAAATTATTTTGATTGACTGCTTCGATTAGTGTTTTTGTTGCGCTTACTTGTGCGTTTGCCGCGTCAGATATGACCTGCGTTGGTATGGAAGAAAGGCCCTTTTGCACTTCAGCCTGTATTTCCATCTGTGGCGTTGCCTGCTGGCCGGTAATAACAGGTCCTACCCCCGTCCACTCTCCGATATTGTTGGCAATTCCTGCCATTCCAGCAAACATCATTTGCAGACCGATAGGAGCGCCGATGCCAGTTAAAGTGAGAAGACCCCCGAGACCGCCTAAAAGCAAATTGCTGCCAAACGAAAGCGCCCCTCCAAGCAGGCCGCCCGTGAAACTTTCTGGTCCTGTATTGCCGAGTGCAGCGTTAATGCCATCAATGGTCGCAGTAAACTGCTGTCCAAATGCCTCAGAGAATGCTCCACCGGCTTTTTGTGCGGTCACACCTAAACTGTCAACGGATTCGGTAAATGTGCCCATGCTGTGCGCAGCAGGTCCTTCAGCAATAGCGGCGCTATTATAGATGGCCGTTCCTAGCTGTGTTGCCATCTGTGCGCCCATTTGTAGGTACATCAGCGGTCGCATAAAGCTATCGAAGCCCATTACCAGATCGCTAAAGCCGCCAAATATCCCTTTGCTTTCAATTCCGGCACTATCTACCCCACCAAAAATCTGAGTGCCCAAGCTATTGAAAAAGCCGCCAAAGAAGCCCTCGCCGTTCTTGCTTGCCTCTTCAGATGCGATACCTATTTCATCTATGGATTTGCTTGTATCTGCTATCGATGACCCTAAATCAGTGATAGTTTCACTTGTGCTTTTTGCTTCATCTCCCATGCCCACAAAAGAGTTGCCGATGTCTTGCGACTGCTGACTCATCTGCTCATGGATGTCTGACCAACTTTTGCCGATGGATTCCGTGAAACTATTCATGTCCTGGCCGGTTTCCCGAAAATACTCCTGGAGCATCAGCATCGGCTGAGGGGTTGTCGCCAAATCCTGAAATACCGCCATATTCTCGGCGATTTGATCAAAGGCAGGTCCAACTGCTTGTAGACTGCCCTCAACCACATCAGGCAGCATCAACTGTTCCGGGACCTGGGCAAGTTGAGAGGTGGCATTCATCAATTCTTGCACATGCTCGATGTAGCCCGGTGGCAGCAACGGCTGTGCAAACATATCTTGCAGCGCCGCAAAATTATCGCCGACATTGCCAACTTGCTCAGAGAGTGACTGCGCATGTTCTGTGAGCAGGGCCATCGGCGCAGGCGCACTTTGCAACATCGGAACGACCGTGCCAAGAGGCTCTTGCAGCGCTTTGTATGCATCGGCGGTATCCTCAATGGCGGCACGATGCTCTACCAGCGCATCGTTAAGCTCAGTAATGACCGTCTCACCAGCAGTAAATGGCTCAGCCATCTCATTTACCGCGCCAGTAAACGGGGTGAGCGCTTTTTGCCCCTCAATCAAGTTCCCTTGCAATTCGCCCAGCGCGTCATTAAGCTCGCCAACCCCTGAACCGGCACCTTGACCTAACCCTTGCAGGGATTCCAGGTCCTTCTTTGCTTGTTCTAATCCTGACCCATCGTATTCTACCGTTACTTTGGCTTTCACCTCTCCCGCATCTGCCATTTTTCTTTCTCACCTCCTTTCTGTACCCTTGCAAGGGTAGTATTATGGGCGTCTTCCTGGTGCTCCGGTAAATCCCTGAAAATGCTCTAGAAAACTTGGATCAGTCGTGTCAATGACCTCTCCATCATCGTCTACTTGCTGCTTTGACTGTGCTTTATCGCCATTAAACGCCTTGACGATGGCGTAAATGAGCCGATTTGTTTGGACCTCATCATCCATGTGCAGATACTCAAACCAGCCGGTCAGTTCGCGATTACTCTGATCTCTCAACAAATCGCTCACATGCCGGTATCCGAGCCGCTCAGCGAGCCGATACGCATCATAGAGCGCGGGATTCTCTAGTTTTTTCTTGCTCGCTCCGCATCCGTGCTAAGCATGCTAGAGAGCTGCAAGATGGTCACGAATAGTTTCTCCGCAGGCGCGCCATTACGCGGATCACTCATGATTTTGGCTTTATGGCTCTCGCGAAAGACCTTGTGACCCGTCTTCGGATTGAAACAGCCTGCCATGAGTACCAGATAAAAGGCCCGGCGGTAATCGGTCGTTTTCGACTCTTTGTCATAAGCTTCTGCCTGGATACGAAGGCGATCTTCAGCAGGAAGCGCCCGGCAGAGTACCTTGACTTTCCACTCCGGCAGATCTACCAGCTTTTCAGCAGGTTCCTGGTTGAAAATGTGATTGATAAATGCCAGGTCGTCATCGAACTCTGGCCACTCTTCATGGCCATTAGCTGATGGCACTTCTTCTTTTGTCGTATCCAGTTCTATGGTTGTTGTTTTTGTCATGTATTTGCCTTTTTACATCTGAGTAACTGTTGTTGGGCTGAACGTATTTGATGTCACCAGGTATACCGGCCCGGTTGACTGTATTTTGACCGTCTGTTTGTCTACGTCGTTAGCAGCTACCGTCTCGTCAATGCCAGTCGGCAAGCCGTAAAACTGCCAACGTTGCCCGCCTGCTTCGTTAAACCAGAGCTGGCACAAGATGATGCCATTGGAGATGTTCGTTGAACCGGTGCCGGTGACCATCTCCTGCAGAACACGAGCATCGTAGCGGAAGCAATCCACAGAGAAGGTCATGTTCTTGATGGTTCCAAGGTATTGCGCCCAGCCACCCGACGCCTGGAATGGCGTCACGTCCTTTGTCTGGCCTTTGAACTGCATTTTCCATGCGTGTGCGCCATCCAGCGCGGAGAGTGTAAAGTAATTCCCGGCATTGATGCGGACATAGTTGTTTGTTCCCACCACGCGAGCAGTGTTAAACACAATCTCGCCAACCGGCCAGTAAAAAACGTAGTCAGTCACGGTTGCCCAGCCTGTGCTGCCGTTGGGGGAACACTGCACGGTGATACCCTGCACCTGGTCCCACGCCTGATGAACGGAGGCAAAGTAATGGGTATGGTCCCCCGAATCAGTGCAGGACTCTGGCGATGAAAGGGCTGTCGATGGGGATGTGGACAGCCACACATCCCCGCTTATTCCGGCAATAGCGCTCATAATACTACCTCATGTCCACTAGGAGTACGTAAGCGCTCCGGTGCCCGTAAAGCTGAAGTCCACCGTTTCAGCGTTCTGTACGTCAATATTGGGATCAATTCCGGTCAATATTGCCGAGCCAGAGAAGTTATGTGTACTGCTACCGACATTGAGCGTCAGAGTCACGGTTGAGTTGAGCAAGGCGAACAAGTTGGTTTGCGCCGTGTCACTGGTATCCAGGAATGCAGTGATTTTGCCTGACCAGGATTTTAGTGTGGCAAGGTTAAGTACCCAGTTGCCTGTTGCGCCAAAAGGGGTTACATCTTTCGTGGCGCCTTTAAGTGAAAGAGTCCACTTAGATGCGTTGGTGAAGGCAGTTGAGGATTCACTGACGCTTGCACCAATTCCAGCTAATGCAGCCATTTGATATTCCTCCTATCATCCCCTCCAGAACATCTGACTGTGCCAGGTGCTCAGGACGAGATACAAGATGAACAATGCTAATCTAAAAATTTTGAAAGATAATTAGTAATATTTCCTTCAATAAAGTCAACGGCCTTTTGGGTCATAAATTTGCCAGCCACATGCGAACGGCGTTTAGCTGGCCTGTATCCATGCCTGGTATGCCAACCCCTTGGGGTCATGTGCCCCTCGTCAACAAATGGGTAATACCTCACCCCGTCATTGAGTGTGAATTGTAGACCAGAAGCAGGGGCCGATTCACCGCCTGCCAGCCGTCCGGTGCGCTTTGGCGTGACTTCTTTCCAGAAGCTAAGCGTGTCTTTGGCTAGCTCACCTACCTGCTCTTCCAGCTTTGAGGGCGCTTTGGCTGCGATAGCATCCAGGTTGCCGATGACGGTAGAAAGGCCATTCCATTCGATCGTTACTTTTACGCCCATATCAGCTCTCCACTGTCTCGCTAATGAGTGCCTTAAGCTGCTCATCAGGCATGGAAAGCGCGTAGTCTACGCCGCAAATGAGCTTACCCTGTACATAGAGCATTTCAACGTTTTCCTCGCCTGGCAGCACTTCAAAGCCGACAATGTCAATGCGCGCCAGCTTTTCGGTAAGCACAGCAGCCTTCGATTGCTCCTGGTCTTGCTCTGGCGTCATGATTGAACCTCCGAATCTACCCCTTGCAAGGGGGATGCTAACTGCTCTTGCACATAATACGGTAAATGCCGCCCATATTTGTCCATACCTCGCCGTCAATGATCACATCGGATTCAATCGGCGAGATACGGTAGCTGGCAATGATCATGCCGCCGGTCACCGCTGTTTGCTGGTCGATCGTGAGCAGGGTATCAATCCGTGCTGCTGCGTTGGCAATCTGCTGTCCGGTCGCAGCCAGCCCTGCCGTGAAAACGTGAAATTGCAAGTCAGAGAAAGCGCGCCCACCGCCAAATACCTGCTCATCCCTGCTACTACCTGGGTCAAACATGACTACCACGTACGGTAGTGCTGTTCCCGGCGGGGCTTCAGCTCGCCACACGCCGCCAGGTGCGTACGCCGTAGGCCCGGTAAGGATGACATCGTTTTGTAGTGTTGGCACAATCCAACTAAGTGCGAGCGCAACTTCGTGTGTACTCATTTCACCCCCATTTGTAAGTAAGGTGAAATGTCCATAAAGCTAGACAGGAAGCGGTCATGGCTTTAACTCCGACGCAATAACACTCAATAGCGCTGCGTAGCTACGTGGTTCGAGAATTACTTGAACCACGAGCGTCTGTTGAGTAAACTGTCCAGTGATCAATAAGTGATCTTCTGGTTGAATATCTGTTCCTACCGGAAGCCTCACATGCCACGCGGCCAGGTCCTCTATCCGATAATTGTAGTTGGCCAGCATATTTGCCGTTGGCTCAGTTAAACCCACATTGCAGGTTGCAATCGTGTTCCAGACCTCCGTAGCCTGCCCCAGGTTGTCTTTTGTGATCGTCTTGCGCTGGATGGTGCAGGGCAGATCCAGCGCAGCATTGGCGGCGTCCATGCGTATTTTGGCAAGTTCGCTAGCTGGGATCATTAACTTATGCTCCTTTGATCAGATCGTCTGAGTCAAGCAGCCTCATACGCCGAGTCCCGATCGGAGCCAGCACATCATGCCTTGACTGCTTTGCGATCTTTGGTTTCGCCAGCCTGCGGTAGTGTTGCGCCATCGTGAGTTTTGCTTGCATGAGTTGCGAGCGGCGCAGTGTTTGGCCGTCTACCGTCACGTCATAGGACCCGGCAAGGGTTGCAGCCCAAAATTCCAGCAGGTCCGCAGCTGCACAATTGCAGTCATAGACTTTACCCGTGATGAATACAGGTGGCAACTGACCAGGAACCGTCCCAGAAGTAAACACGCTGGTTTCAAACTGAAAATGCCCAGTGATATAGTCCGATGCCACAGGTGTCAACACAATCCAGGGTAGCCCTGTAGAGCCTTGTCCTTGCAACACCGCGTCTGCCTCCCACCATTGGTATTTGCTGTAATAATCTGCAAAAATGGTGGAGGCGCTATTGCTGGTACTACCTAGATTCACAATACTTGGCGCAATGACCAAGCCTTCATAGCGTATATCGTCCCTGGACGCATCTAAGCGGTCCTGCACCTGCGAATCGCTAAACTGCTGGCTTGCGCCTGCGGGATCGGCGATCATGGTTCTCACTAGCGTGATCAGGTCGCTCATGGTGCTTCTGACTGGGTTCGGCATCGGTTTCCTCAACTACCCTTGCAAGGGTGGGATCAGGTATTTCTACACCGCCCTCGGCAAGCAAACGTTTGATATGGTCCGGGTTATTCACGATGGTCGGGACCCCATTGGGGCACAAGATCCACATCAGAACGAACGTGGGACCAACAGCGCCCAGATAGTACCGGTCATGCCAGAGGCAAAGTCAATATTGACTGAGCCGTCAGCTTGCGCAAATCTGGACACGTCAAATGGCCCGATAAACGCGGTCCCAGTGCTGGCTGACAGGTTGCCAGTGACCAAATCGCCAAGGCCAGAACGGAACGCAGGTCCTGGTGTTGCACCGCCACCCACGCCAGCGCGTACGGTTACGGTTTTTGCGCTGGCAGTGGTGTTCTGGACGTAGAGCACCAACCGGTCGAGGTCAGGGCCTGCCGGAATGCTGGTCGTGGTAATGGGAATGTTCATCCCGTTCGTTGCATCAATCGCAGTCCCTGCGTTATTGAGCGTTGCGCTATTAGCAGTCAAGCTAATAGGTGTTAATGATGTTCGTGCCATGTCTTTTCTTCCTCCCGATCACGACTAAGGATGCTGCAAGTAGGCCGCGGCCAGCGCGTACGGACGTACCGTCTTTGCGCCGTAGAGCGCCAGGCCCTTCACGGCGTCTGCGAAGCGATACGGGGGCCTGTATGCCTCAACTTTGTTAATGCCTTCTGCCTTCGTGACCGCCATGGTATGGCCTGCAAGAATGACATCCTGCGACCCACTCTGGCCTTTCGTGCCTCCCAGGTTTGGCGCATTCACTGACTCATAGACATCCATGCCTTCAACTTTGCCCAGATAGGCATCAGACGATGCACCAGCAGAAGCGTCCAACTTGCCAGAGAGAATAGTCAACCTCGCATCGGGCGTGTTGAAGCTGGTAAACCGGATATCTTGGGTGAGGTAGGTTTTGCCCCAGGGCGGGATAACACACCAACGGCCCTGCTTCGGCACAAGTGACTGTGTGAGGTACTGAGCCAGGACAACCAGCAGATCGTAGAGGGTAGAGCCACCACCAACATTGGCCTGCGTGGGCGCTGAAACAGTGGTGAAGCTGCCAGAGTTGCCAATGAGGTTGGTAGAAACCGCGTCCGTGTAGAAACCAGCGTAGTACTGGTCCATGGTGTCGGCAAGCCTGTAGGCAGCCCATGACATAGCTTCCGTCATGACCTCGGGATGAGCCTGGGCCTGATCGACATCGTCGACCTCAAAATTGTAATATTTGGCCTGGCTGATGGTGAGCATGGTCTGCGCATCAGTCAATGCCTGAGGCGCGTTGAGATCAGTGTCCTTTGTGTAGGAACTGATGGTGATATCACCTATCGCGTTGATACGCACCGTGTCACCCATCCGTTGGATCTGACCTTCGTAGTCGTCGTTGAAGAGATTCCCGAACACCAGCTGCTTACGCATAGCCGCAAGCAAAGTGTCAGCCCATAGTTCGGGAATAAAATTGTTTAGTGACATGTAAGGCTCCCATCACCCCCTGCTCAACATCACCCCTTGCAAGGGTGGTACTGGGCACGAGATATGAAAGTAGCAAAACGTTAATTATTAATGTCGCGAACGTGTGCCGTAGCGCATCGGGTTGTTTAACATAAACTGCTGAATTTCCGCGCGTCGTGCGGCGTATTCATCCGGTTTCATTGCGCTAATGACTTCCCAGGTTAATTCTTTCGGCGCACTGGATGTTGAGCGTGATGGATTAGTAGCACCGCCTGAGCTGGGTGCTACTTTTCCAAGCAGTTCTGGCATATCTTTCACGAGCTGACCAACGAGATCAGCAATGTTTTTTGCTGTTCCGCTGTCCTCGTCAATGTCGATGTCTTCCCAGTCCAGTAACTTGCCCACTTTTTCAAGAAGATTGGGCTTGACGCCTGCTTTGATGGCAGCTCGCTCAATCTCACGATCAATCATCTGCTCGAATTGGGCTTCAAGAACGTCGTTATGCTCAGCTTGCAGTTCTTCGTACTGCTTTTTGAGACGTTCTTGCTCGGACATCTGCGCTTCAGTTCGCTGCCGCTCCTCATCCTCAAACTTTTTCAATTTGGTGCGGTGGCCAGCATTCTCTTTGCGCAATTCAGCAATCATGCGCTCAAGGTCTTCAATGCTCTTGGGTGGTTTATTGTGACTCTCATCTGCCTGAGATGGTGTCGAGGTTGTTGTATCACCTGCCTGAGATGGTGTCGAGGTTGTTGTATCACCTGCCTGAGGTGTGGGGTTCGTAGTGGAGGCGTCCGCCTGGGACGCGCCACCTGCCGGGTTGCTACCATTATCGACTTCAAGCAACCTCAGCGGCCTGTTTCTTAACATAACTATAAATTATCCTTTTACAAAAGTCAATGAGCCTGAGTTATTGTTGCGCGCCATTCCCTGACTTGGGCTGAAGCAGCTTGTTTACTTCGCAGACTACCCCATCCCATGCAGCACGAGGTATGAGCGTTTGATTGCCGTTCATGTCAGTAATCATAATTAGCAATCCACTCTGAGTAAGGTTAACCTCTACCAATTCCGATAATGTGCCGTCAGGCCGTCTAGCTTCGACAATTGGCATAGATTAACCCCCTACCCCTTTTTCTTTGCAGCAAGTACGCGCTTGAGGCGTGGATTCTTCCGCTTGGCTTTCGCTGATGCTTTGCGCGTCGAAGATGCGAGAATAGCGCCTGCCGCTTCCATTGAGACGCCTGACCGACGAGCAATACCTGCCTGTACAGCTTTAAAACCGGGGTGTTTACCTGCCATGAGTTGCTTCCTCCTTTGTTAACCCTTGAGAAACTAATTTCATATCACACTCCGAAAAGCGTCAAAACAACAATCAGTAAACCAATCACCGCAACAATGCCATAGCAAATTGCCCGCATCACACTTCTAGCAATGGCCGCACTGATAGCCAGATCAGAAGCACGGACAAACATTGCAAATACCAGGTAGAATAACGGTTGCAATAATACTCTCATCATTTCCCTTCCCATCAGTGCAGCATCCATCCAATCGCAACCCCTGCAAGGGTGCCTGCGGTTACGATCATCAGAAAGAATACCGCTGACTGCATCATCCCATCGGCTTCATCGGTATACTTGGCTTTCAGTGCACCAAACGCTAAAGCCACAAGTGCTGTACAGCCATAGGACCACATCTGCATGTATGGTAGATTTAGCACTACTGGAATAAGTGGAGCGCACCCACCCACGATGAATGCAGCGCCGGTTTCTAAGCCTTGTCGCACCGGGTAGCTATCATTGGAAAGCTTGGCAGAAGCAAAGCCACCGAGCGCCATGCTGATCGCGCTGGCCAGGACCACGCTGATCATCACCAGCAACAAGTGGGACGTGACCGCAGCGCTGGACAGAGCCATGACAGTGACTAATGTGGTCACCAGGCCATCGTCTAAACCCATCACGACACCACGTAGCCACCCCTGAGGCTTGTAACGTGAAGCACGACGTGGAACTCTTCTGTACATACTCACCTCACTCCCCAGCAGGGGTAGATATTATCGGCGGCATCTTCACTTGCTCATTCGCCTGTTTGCTGGCTTCTTCATCCGGGTCATACCCAAGCTTTTGTAGCGCTGACGTTCGCGAGACGCCTGCTTGCTGCAATACGATGGCAGTTTGTGCGGCTGCCAAATCGTCCACCGGTAGAAGAGCTTGCCAGTGCAGTTCTACCGGGTAGTCTTCGTATTCGTCCAGTGAGAGCAGCCCGGCCACCACGAGCGCCGCACGTGAAATGCATCGAATCAGGCAACCGTACAATCGTCTTTTTTGGACAGTCTTCTCAAGTAGCGGCTGGAACAAGAGCTGCAGCGCCACGCCTGAGAGATTCCCTTTCGGCAGATCAACGAGCCGCCCGAGTGCAACGGCTGGCACCCGGCTCTGCTCGTCCATATCGCTGCGGATATTGGCGATGAAGTTGAGCGAACTGGCCAGGTCGCTATGCATTTCCAGGTTCTCAAGCTTGCTGTCCGGCGACGGCAGACAGATAAGATCATCCACGCCGATATTGATCTGCGATGCGGACAGGCCGACTGCAAACGTTTTGGGATGTGCGTGATATTTGATGATGCGGCTTGTGTTCGACTGGATAAAGTTCAAGACTTTGTTCTGCTCAATCAGGTCTGGTGTGAGATCCGGGGTGCCCCATGCTTCGTTTGGATTGGGCAGATTCTGGCACGTGAATATTGGCGCAAATGGCCATGGCCACACTTCACGCGGCCCGACCTGGTACCAACTCCCGGCATGGCCCCTTCTGATGTAGTTCGTGATCGTCCAGGTGTCGTCCAGATCGTACTCACCGGCGATCCCCGCAAGGCCATCGGGATCAATGCGGGCAATGATCTGGCGTTTCTGGAAATCGTTGATGGATGGGTACTCGATGACATAGGCCAGCGTGAGCGAGCAGTCATCCGGTGCGGTTACGATGCGCACAATCTGCGGGTCCATAACGACAATACGCGGGAAACGCATTTCCCCCTGCGCGGGGATAAGCTTGCAAAAGACTTGTCCGCACATACCGCCGTTGATGGCCATCTGGGAAAGCAGCGTCATACGCTCGTCATCATCACCCCATAGGCCGTCCAGGAAGTCTTGATGCTGCGCTTCAATCTTGAGCGTCTGGCCAAACAAGAACGAGACACCTTTGTTGACGATCGGCTCACAGCGATTGCTCAACACATTGTCGTCTGGCTGGTCAGCGCTGACTTTGAGTGGCTTTGGCAGATCGCCTCTGTAAGCCTTCCAGGCAAGCGCCATCTGTTGTTTACGCTCCGCGTCAGCTTGCGACATAGGCGCCTGGGCAAGGGACTGTGTGGTCGGATGTTGTTGCATGTAGGGAGCAAGCATGGGCTACCTCCTATCGCCAAATGCTCGGATGATACGTAACACTGTTTGGCATCAAGTCAAAATAAGCGCAAAGATAGCGTACGCAGTCTAAAGCGTGGTCCGATTCCTTCACCGGTTCTTCTTTGATGCCATCGCTGCCTTGCTTCCAGACATAGGTATCCGGTTCTTCTTCTAAGCACGTTGGACGCTTTGCCCTAGCCAGCTCCTGGTCACGCTCAAATAAACAGTCCCGATAGACGACCAGGCGCGGCTTGCCATCGCCTGCCGGTTTGAGACGGGCTGCCACCGCTTGAATGCCATCAGACACGCTTTTCTTTGCCGGAATGGTATGCAGGCCCAGATGCTTGGTGAGCGTATGCCTGTCCTCAATATCATGGTCACAGATGATATCCCGTGGAAGTGGATCGGCCCAATCAGCCGGTTGTGGCTTGTATTTCGGGTGGTCTTTGGGCAGAAGATGAAACCAGCCGGAAGCGATTGCAATGTCTTTGGCATGGTCTTCAACTAGCTTCTTTGTGCGATATAGTTGGCGATAGATGATAATGCGGCCATCATTATCGACTGCTGCCCATAAACACACGAACGGATGAGTGAATCCGAAATCTACGGCAAGATACCGAGGTTGTGACTTGAGGACTGGATATTGCTCGGAACTCACCACGTTGCGCGATCGGTCCCAAGAGTCTTCATACACCGTATTTTCCGACGCCGCCCAGATTCCGTAGCGATAGCGAGCAAGGCGCACACCGGACAGCGACTCAAGCGTGCCAAGATAGCGCCTGCCCTCCACCGTCATCTCGCCAGTATCGCTGAACAACACCGGATTATCTTCATGCCGGGACTCCAGCATGATTGTTTTGCCAGCATTGGCCCGTTGACGCGCCCAATGGGTTGGAGCATCCGGGTTGCAATCGCCCAGAAGCTGCTGATAGGGCAGCACGCCATTGCGCAGGCGAATGGTACAGGCTTCCCAATCGGTTTCAGTGAGTTCGGTACATTCCTGGCAATAGATCATGTCCCATTCCGAAGACATGATCTTGGAAGGTTTATCAAGGCCGCCAACAGCAAGAATAGCGCCATTGGGATATTGATACTGTTGGAGTGAAGGCTTCCACTGTACCCCGTCTAGATCTGGCCTAATCTTTTCCCAATACGTCACCATGCCTGATTCAGTGAGGGAGCGGCGTGTTTTGCGCAGCATCAAGAGACGAGCATTGGGGTATTTGAGGGCGGCAAGATGCAGTTTTTCGAGAATGGAGCGTGATTTTCCAGTTCCGGCAGGCCCGGAAAGAATGATCTCAGGGTCACGCATCGCAAAGATGTCACGAGCTGCCCCGCGAGGGCGGTAGTGAATAACTAGTTCCGAAGTATCAATCATACTTCACCTACATTTGCGCCATACTCTCTCACAACTGTTCCGCGAATGACGAGATCATCAGACCGTTTGTCCAATCCCATCAGCTTTGAGCGGCGCTCTTTAATGGCTAAGATGCGGTCCACGGCGAACATTTGCGCTTTCTCGAACCCTTCTTCTTCTAGCCGTTTCCAGCAAATAGCCTCCAATTTATCCAGGCTGTCGGCTTCTTCCCGGCGAAGCTCTTCTACGTTCTCAACTACCACACGGTTCAGTTCGCGCTGTACCGCATCGTGTGCCGCTCCACGACTGGCATATCCGCAGCGCCGGGCGATCTCGTCGTAGGAAAGACGTTGTGCACGAAGCGAGAGCGCAAGTACCGCCCGCTGCGCTGCATTCACGTCACGTGTAGTTCTACCCTTTGCGTTCGCCATAATGTCCTGACAAGTAGTTATTTGACAACGGGCCGAGCACTTTCATCAACAGCGTGTAGCCGCCCGACCCGCTTGCTATCAAGATGGTTTCAAAATGATACCCACTTCACAAAGTATACTATAGCCTTTTGCTATGTGCAAGGAGAATATATATCGCAGCGACATATTCCCCTGCAAGGGCATAAGAAAAGACCGGAGGATCACGTCCGTCCGGCCTGTTGTTTGTAACTTTCAATATATCGGATAACCGATGTTTTAAGAAAGTATCGCCTGCTATTCTATCAAAATGTCCTACCCCATGTAAGGGCGTTATGCTAATTTCCCTGGCTTTTTCTTTCCAAACACATCTTCTAGTGGGCGGGCCAGTTCTTTAGGTACAAGCCAGTAGTCTGTACGATGGACGCTTATCTTTGGCCCGGATATGAGTACATCGTCTGTCAAATCTTCTACATACGAGCAAGAGCACCCATCAGGCCAGATATAGACGATAGGAAGACCAAGAGCCGCGCGTTGCAGGCGGTGTGCTTCGTGAGCTTGCTTTTCAAGATCCCAATTTCGCGTATCCTGCCGCCCTGCTTTTGAGTCTACTAGCCAGATCCATTCACTTCCATGAAGTGGGTAGAGATCTGGACGAATGACCATCAGGTCTGGGAGCCACCTGATAGGCAAACGTGGTGAGTGTTTACGTAGAAAGTCTCTGGCTTGATCGGGGAGTTGTCCCTGCCCAAAGGGAAAGACCTTGCAGCGATATTTTTGTTCTAATTGAGCAGTATCAAGCTGTTCTTTTTCTGTGGCACTGGTTATGCGTTTGATATAGGTATCCATGTAAGAGCCCGCCTTACTTCTTGACTAAGATCACCAAATCACGATACAGCTTGAGCAGCCGACGATTCTCACGAGCCCATGTGACCTGCTGGCCAGTAGCCTGCTGTGTGGAGTAGGGAACAATGATTCTCCGCTCCACCTTAAGATATGCTTTCCAGCAGGCCTCAAGCATATCTGTAGCGTGATCTACCACGCTACCGTCTTCACATTGCGTTGGACTGATGATATAAGCTATCCGCCCTTTAGGGGCAATATGTGCAGCACAGGTTTTGATAATTGTCGTCCAGGCTGCATAAAAATCGTCGAGCGACATATTCCCCAGGTTTTGCGAATGGTTCCCGTATCGCTCAAATGCCTGTTTCCAGTAAGGCGGGTCTAACAGAATAAAATCGGCCTGTTTGGGGGCGTCGGCAGGCCAGCCATCGAGGATGTTGTGCTCATGGATAGGAAGCATTGGCGTGGATGGTGCAATGTCGCTAGACCACACACGCCGACCCATTTCTTTGGCAACTTTGATCGTTGTGCCGCCACCTGCGAATGGGTCAACTACGATCTGACCAGGCTCTGTGTAGAACCACAGCAGGTTTTCTACGATTTGAGGAGGCATCTGGCCAAAGTACGTACTATCGCTGTCAGACTTTGTGAAGTTCCAGATATCGAAATGCTGGCGGGAGTTAGGAGCGTCCGCATTTCGGAATTCATTCCGTTTTGCGGATATCCATCTCCCAACTGTATCTTCATCAGGCCCATCTAACTCTGTGGCTATTTCACGATAATTTCGGCAATCAAGCCACATATCCCATGCTTTGATTTTTTGTTGCTCAACTTCATTTTGACGGGCTTCAGCGCAATACTTTTTTGCAGTTCCTAGTGTAATAGAAAGTAATTGGCTGATTTCTTCATATCGTTCATCGGGTGTACCAACCAGTGTGATGTATAGCCTGGCAGCGTCGTGCTTCTTGTCTTTTGCGCTGAGTTGTACCCCATGTTGGGCATTCCTGATCATGGACTCTTTCAGGATCTCGATATCTGAAAGGTTACCCAGGTGGATTGCGTTAATTTCGCTCAGGCCCTCGCGTTGATGTGCCTGCCAGCGGTGAAAGCCATCTACCAATATGCCATCGCGAGCAATAACGATAGGTGGTAATAGATCAATAGATGCCCGATAGCGTTCAATGGCTGCATTGTCTTCTGAGAGCCTGGGGTATAGCTCTTTGACCAGGCGCACATCTGTGGTTTTTATTTTTATTGTTTGCATAGGTACAGGGCGTACATCCAGCATTCATCTTACCTCGTTCTTTGACATAGGAAAGTATTATCGTATGCTCATTCTATCAGGAGGATGTGATCTAAACAATATGTCAACATGTATTATCGTGTCTGTTGGCTTTTCTGGCTGCTCCAGTGGTTGTCCCTGCAAGGGTGTGGGAGGGCATAAGAAAAGACCGGGTGGTTAAGCCGGTCTGGGTGGGTGTGTCCTATACGATTCAAAATAGGAAATTCGCTCTCATTTTACTGAGATTCGCCATACCCTGCAAGGGTGGATGGTTGGTTATACTTCAGGCTCGTGATCTGGTAGTGCGGCCAGATCAGGGATATCACTGTGTCCTTCTTTCTTTTGGCTCGCGTATGGCAATGCTCCAGTAGCCAGGCGCTTGTATTTGTAGCGTTATTGTTCCGGCCTGGTGCATGAGTGCAGATCCGGCGTTGCCTGATGCAGTGCAGTCTGCCACATTCACCGCCTGTACCCTCTGTCCGCTCTTGTAGACGGCATCTACTTGCAGCGACTTGTTGCATTGCCAATCCAGCAGCCAGGCGCTTGAAACCGTTGTGGACCGCGTGTGGATGCGGCCAGTTCCATCTGCGCGAAAAGTGGTGGGCCAGGAGGATGTATCTGGCAGTGCCGAGTGGCTGGACCAGGAGCAAAGAGTCAGGACCAGCGCCAGTCCCCCAAGAATGCCAAACGTGAGCAGATAGTCTTTCAGACCCAGGCGTTTATGCCGATACGACTGGACAATCAGCTTCCCGAATCGGTCAACGGGCATGTTGCACCTCTTGTTTTGAGGGATAGTGTAGCATTACCCGTCGAAGGGTGAAAGGTGGGCGGTGATGCCTGAAGTCACTTTTGGTGAGAACATCACCGCTTAGTCTATCGAGAGGTCAAAACTTTGCGGACCTGGGGAAAGTATAACACAAAAAGTGAGAGGAGATGATACAGGTTGTCCCCGAATCAATCTCCTCATGCACAAAAGGATGCTCTCAGTATACCATCCGGTCCTGCGTAGGACCAGGATTAAGACTTTACCCCGTCCAGACAAAGCACTGCGAGCATATTTTCAAGATCCAGCTTCTCTTGGATCTCAGAGAACACTAAATAACGCTCTAAATCTTCCTCGGTTAATTCTTCTGAATTGCTGCGGATGAGCAATTCAATTTCATCAATAGTTTTGGGCTGTTCACTCATCTACTTGCCACCTTTCTGCTTGTCGTCTGAGCCAAATAGCTGGTCCATTCCCTCCTGGGTGCGTCGCCAGGCCAGCAGATCAAGCATGTCTGGCGTCAGTTCGATGCCCAGAGCTTCCATCTGACGAAGATATTCGTCAGCTACTTGCATCGCATGCTGGCGAATAGTTTCATCAAGCGGTGGCAGCTCTGGCATATTATCTTCTGGTTGATGGTTCTTTTTGCTCATAGTTACTTTCCTTTCCGTGTAAATTTGGTGTGCAATAAGGTATAGAGCCGGTATTGCTCCAGCTCGTCCAGCCGAACGGACGCGAGAGCTTCAAAATCGCACTCCTCCATGTCGATGGTGTTCGTGCAGATGGTCATGGTGCCATCTGCCAATTCGCTGGTCTGATGGTTGCCCAGGTCGGTAGTATGCAGAACAGGCTGAGCGCTCTGCATATCGTAGACAGGTGCAAGTTTCATAGTCGAACGGTCCTTTCTACAGCTCAATTTCATCGAGCGTGATAATCCTGGCCTTGATCGCGTAGATGGCGAGCAGCACACGTGAGCTGAGGCCAGTCATGTGCATAAGGCGACGGATACGATTAGCAACCGTCTGCTCCTCTATACAAAGCGATCTAGCAATCTGAAAATTGGTCAGCCCTTGCGCGACCAGGCACAACACATCCCGGTCCCGGCTGGTAAGTCGCTCAACCATCATGCCGGTACCCCGTGCGCCTGTGGACTTCAGCCCGGCGCGCATCGCTTTTAAAAACCATCGGTTATGCTCCTTTCAATTTGTGGCCTTTGGCGTATGCTACAATAGCAGCAGTCGCCTGGCCAACTGTCTCCAACAAGCTGTGATCTAAGCTGCGCGACTAGCGGGGCCTGTGCAAAAGGCCCCAATTTTTATTTATGTTGCGTTTATTGGTAACGATGGTAACGCGGTAACGCTGACACTGCGGAGTGGCTCTACAGGCTGGTTTAGCGCCGTTACCATGCTTTTCACTCCAAGGTAACGCTTGCACAGTGCGGTAACGAACCCCTGCAAGGGTGTTACGCTCGTTCTCACTATTACCTCCGTTACCTTACTATGCAAACGTTACTTTTCAGTTACTAATCTGTAGAGTGCATTTCCCTCCTTTTCTTGACGTAAGAGCATGCCAGCAGCAAAGAGACGATAGAGCTGGCCTCCCGTTCTGGAGATGCCGATGCTTTCCAGAACCGGATCACCTGCATGGGTAATAGCACCTGAGCTATGCCAACCCGGGCCAAGCGTACGCATCGTCACAAGAATGCGTGCACTGATCGATTCGGGCGTATAGTCGAGCGAACAGAGCGCTGTCTTTGTGCCTGGGAATTGCTGCTGCTCTGCGAGCGTTGAAAGCACTTTCGACTGGTGCTCTTCAGCAAGGATATCCAGGGCCGCATTGATGCTATTGAGCATCGCTGGGCCAGCGATGCTGATGCTTTCATCACAGCGAGGGTATCGACATCACCCTGAAGAATTGCTTGCAGCATACCTCTCAGTTCCCCCAAAGTTGCCATGGCGTCCGCAAGTTGCTCTTTGGTTTCTGCAAGCTCTTTCTCCATCTTGTCGATCGCTTTGAAGAGGTCCACTTTAAAGCGCACCACCTGAGCTGTATTGCGACTGAGTGAAGTGACCACACCAATTTGGTTGCGATTAAGCAGAGCATATTTGATAGGATTGCCTCCACCTTGTGGTCTGTAACCAACTTCTGTTTCAAATTGGAGTTGGTCGAACTCTTCTAGTTCCGTTTGGTACGTGTAAATAGTTTGCATGAGATTATGATGTTGAATACCGATACCCTTCGCCACGATACGGCTGTCAACTAAAACTTTCCCATCCATTTGGAGCAATTGAATAGCGGTATTTTCTTCCATCCTATTTCCTTTCAGAATATGAACAAATGTGCAAAACTTGTGGATAACTCAGGCTGCTAGCTTCGCTTTTTAATTGTTAGGGACTGTCCTGGCGTAGCATGTTTTCCATAACCTCTCCTTATCCGGCTGCCAGAGCGATATTTCTGCTCTTGAGCCCTAATCGTTTCCGTAGGCAGGCGAAGAGATAGGCACTCCGATTTGGAAAGCCCATTTGATAGAGCTGCTCATCAGTCGCTCTGCTGGCCTCTTCCTTGGCGCTATCGAACTTTATTCTAAATGTGCCCTCGTCGAATCTGGTAGATGCCAGAGCCCAGATCTGCCCAAGCGTCTCTCTATTCGCTGCCATATTGTCATATTCCCTGTATTCCCCAGATGTGGCATCCATATTCTTCTTCAGAGCATATGGTAACTTCTGCTCTGAAGGTCGAGTTTCCTGAGATCGAATTTCTAAAATTTGAGAGGGCTTTTCTTCTTTGTCTTTATATTTTCTTATAGGTCTTATATAGTCTTGTGCAGAGTCTGAGCACACGGCGTCAACAGTCACGTTGTTGTGGTCAACAATAAGGTTGACGTGGTCAGCAGTAGTGTTGTTCTGGTCAACAGTCACGTTGACACCGCCAACAGTAGAAGCACCCTCTTTACTGTTGTTCTGGTCAACAGTAGCATCTACAATAACCTCTATATCGTACTGGCTTACTGGCTTTCCGGCTGGCATTCGATGGCTTTCGCTGAAAGCTAGGTTGTCCTCCCAGATCTTTCTGAGATGGATGTAGATATATGTCTGTTCTCTGCCTGGCTTGCCGGTCGCTTCGTTGATTGGTCTGGCGTCCAGGGTAGTGACATATCCTAGCTTCTGGAGACGATCTAATACGCCCTCGCGTGCATTCTTTCCTGCTCGCTTGCGCAGCGCTGTATGGTCTACCCCGGTAATGGTCGATATCTCTCTGAGCGAGAGTTTGTACGGGCCCTCCAGCTCTTCTAGTGTCCAGTCTGGATGCATACCAGTGTGGCAATAACCGACAAGGGCAAGCAATGCCCACTTATCCTGAATTGCTACATTGGGCAGGCCATACAGAATGAGATGAGGGCAGCGTTCGTAGAATTTGACAATCTCCTGATCAGACAGAAGAACCGATTGCTTGCCTGTCTGCTGCATAGTCGTGTTGCTCTTTCATCCACTACTCAGGCCGTATAGACAACATGCTTAATATACCTGGGCATCATCAATTTGTAATTAGGATGTCCGGTGTGTTATGATTGTGCGCAGTAGCCGCTCGTACAGATCGGCGGCGGCTGGCCTGAGAAACTTGCCCTACCGCCGATCTGGGGGCTATGCTACTTCTTCATCAGGGACATCTTCCAATAAGTCAGAAGCCTGTACTCCTAGAGCGTTTGCTATCTTTTCTAACGCTTCAAGTTTTACCTCAGTTGTGTTGTTATGCCAGTATCTATTAAGAAGCGGAAGCGTTACACCGCTTTTAATTTGAAGCTGCGAGCGATTCAAACCCTGCGCTTCAGCAATTTCCTTGACTTTTAGGCGAAGCATGCGAGAGACCTCCTGCAAAAGTGATTCCGTTGATACAAGAAGAATAACACGGCGACGTTACTTTGTCAATATATTTATGTCGTCAATATTGATATGAAAACATATTGACATCGACGTTAGTTTACGGTATAATTATAACAACGATATGAACACAACGCCGTTACTAAGAGAAACAAAAAAAACAGCAGAGACGAAGTGCCCCTGCTGGTCGTACGACAAGGCGGTTGGTGGTTGTTGAAGAAGAACCAGCCGCCCACGAAGGAGAGTATATCATGAACGCAACTGCTACAGCTACTGCACAAACCGCTACCGAATTGAAGCCGAGCTACTTTCGCTACACGCTCAAGCAACAGGACAACCGTGTTGAGTATCGCATTCTTTCTAGCGAAGCAGACCACTACTATGTGGTCCAAATGAACAATGGCCGGGCCATCAACTGCTATCACGAGGATGGCACAAAGTGCCAGGCGCGCCGCTTTCACCCAGGCGTCCCTTGTAAACATATGGAACGTGCCAACAGCCTGGAGCAAGCACGTCGCACACAGGCTAAGACGGAAGCTGCGATGCAGCAAGAGTCCTTTACCAGCCTGCCTGCTGAGACACAGACGGCCACCTGTGAAGAAGTCAAGAAGTGCCAGGAGGCTTACGAGCGCGTCATGGCTCAGCCTATCGCCGCACAAGAGGGCACGCCGGAGTACTGGAAAGCTGTTCAGAAGCGCGAGAAGCGGGCCAAGCAAGCGTATCGCAAGCAGTACACTCTGAGCCAGAAGAGGCTCCAGGCCCTTACACAAAAAGAGCCAGTTGAAGCAGCGTAAAACCGCTTGGAAAGCAGTGTGAGGGTGTCGAGACTGGCACTCTTGCAAGGGAGATGAGATGAAATCAAAGAATGTGCGCCAAATCAAGCAAGCTATCAGCCTACAAGCCATGCGCGGCACCCGGCGTGTCTCGCTGGACGAAGGCTATCGTGTGATCGATGCTCGTGCGGTCAAAGGTCATCTGCAGGTACGCCTGCTCGGGCAGGGCAAATGGCAGGCAGTGACACACGTCAACATCGATTAGTGCCCGAACATCGGGGAAGGAGTAAGCCATGCCGTGGGAATACTTAACAGGGTCGCTGAATAGTGGAGAGAACAATGATTTGCAAGTCTTCATCAAAGATCAAGGGTGGGTTGACGCTAATGATCTGGGACAGGACGGATGGGAAATGCTTAGCGTCACTCGTCGTAATCCTACTGATCTAACATCCAACGATATAGGTATCTTTAAGCGTTTTGTAGAGCTGGACGAAGAGTAGCTGGACGGACGATTTTTGTGAAACCCCGGCCTGGTAAAACTTACCAGGCTGAGGAGGAGAAGGAAGGAGACGAATAACCATGAGCTTAACGTTTGAGGATGAAATGCAAATCCACAGAAATGTAACCCTCAGACTTGCTGGGGTGACTGATGAGAGCCAATTAAGCGCCGAGCAGTTAGCCGCACTGGACAGGTACGAGGCCGCTTATCAAGCCTTTTATTTGTCGAAGTGGGGAGAGTCAGGCCCACGAGGTTCAGTTTTGAGGATGGAGACAGAGGCCGAAACAGAGGCCCGCCTCCAATGGGAAGCAGCAATTAAGCCATTGCAGTGAGAAATAGAGCATGAGAAAAGCCGCCCGGAATAGAGCGGCGCTACCCGGCAACTGGTTAGACTTGGAACCCTGGCCAGTTGCCTACGCAAGGAAGGAGAAAGCTATCATGCCGTGGGAATACTTAACAGGGACGCTAAATAGTGGAGAGAACAATGATTTGCAAGTCTTCATCAAAGATCAGGGGTGGGTTGACGCTAATGATCTGGGACAGGACGGATGGGAAATGCTTAGCGTCGTACATAAAAATCCGTCTGACCTGACATCCAATAATGTAGGCATCTTTAAGCGTTTTGTAGAGCCGGACGAAGAAGAGGAGCAAGCACAATGATCCCAGAATACCTACAGACTGGCTTTGAGCAGGCTAAGCGGCTCTACCCACAAGCATGGATAAAATGTTGGGGAACAGAACTCGATCTTTTTGAAGAGGATGAAATACCAGTACCCCACACATTCCAACTAGTTGACGCCGTGAGTGCAAGCTTTCGCACACCAGACCGCGTTGGGATGTTAGTACTGCAAGAATGGCGGCCAGGCACTAAATACCCTCGCAACCATTGGGGATTTATGATTGCTAAAAGTGAGATGCAGGACGTCCAGTAGCGTAGTTCGTTCGCGCTGGCTGACGTAAGCCAATCAGCGCTACCACGAGCCTGGCTTGATTTGAAGACTCCGGCCAGGCTCACCACAAGCAGATTATACCATCATGCAATACGAGAAGAAAATCATCTCCATTCTTGACGCCGATCGTAAGCCTCATCAGGTCACCGCCTGGCAAGGGGTCGGGACCGGTCTTGCCTACCATCATCCGATTTACCAGGATGGCATGCACGAAGACGAATACATCCTCGTGCATGTCCGCACTGGCGCTTGTTTTGGTAATCTCACACTGCCAACAGAGCCCGAAGCACAAGCATTTCTTCAGGCTGTAGCAGCATTGGACCCCGACCGGTGGAACATCTCGCTGGATGAGTACTGGCAGCGCTACTACTACACCGGTCGCGTGCTAGAGATGCGCAGCAAGGTTGAAGTGGCGTACTTCAACGCGCTTCAACCCTGAGATTAAGCGGCGTGAAGAGGCTGAACAGGCCAAATGGGAAAAGCGTGAGCAAGCAAAAGGGGAGCTATTTTGAGACAACCGCTTTGAATATAAGCCACATAGCTTATGGATCGGGGCCTACTGGCATACCACCAAAGGCGAATTTGCTGATCGGTTTGGCACCAACGGTTCCGTTTCACTGCGTTTTGTACTACCGATGAGAAGGCACATTCATGAAGCAAGAAGCAGCACAAGCTACCATTGAAAAGGCTGGCCAGCACCCGGCTATCACGGCCACGCTGGACACGGCACGTGCAGGGCGCTACAAAGACGGACCGGGGTTTCGTGTGCGCCTGGAGCATCGTAGAGCCAGGCGCGTGCTGTTCATCGACAGCCTGGAACAGTGGGAGAGTGTGCTCCAGGCGTGGCAGGAGTTGTAATCGTACAATAGAGGGAAACAAGAGGGCTGGTGATGTACCAGCACCCGCGGCATCGGGGATTTCTGTGAAGCGCTGAAAATCCAATGAAAAAGTGTTGACAGCATTGTGTTTTTGTGGTACTATTCAGACATCAAGAACGTACCACAAAAACACAATGGAGGTCAGGAACCCCACGCCTGAAGGGCGGGGGCTTGTGAGGAGCCGCAAGGTCTTTTCATCAGCCCACCTGACCAGACTCAGCCTGGAAACAGGCTACGTTAGGAGCGAAATAGGTATGTTGGGGTGCGAGGCCAGCCCCAACCTCTACGGGAACAGGTTAAACAGGTCTACAAGGGTTAAGCCAGTGCTTGTGACGCCAAACCGCTCCATAACATTGTCGAGGCCAACATTACCTGGGAAACCAGAGCGTCTGAAAGGACAAACTCTTGAGTCATGTTTTTGTCGTTGATACTCACAAACAACCGCTTGGTCCGGTTCATCCAGCCCGAGCAAGAAAGTTGCTTGATCAAAGGAAAGCGGCTGTCTATCGTAGATATCCATTTACGATCATCTTGAAGGTTGCCATTGACAATCCCGTGGCAGCCGATCTCAGGCTCAAGCTTGATCCAGGCTCAAAAACCACAGGGATAGCTGTGGTTTTTGATCAATCAGGAGAAGTGGTTTTTGCCGCCGAACTTTCCCACCGTGGGCACAAGATCAAAGAAAGTTTGGATGGCAGACGGGCCATCAGGAGATCGAGAAGGAACCGTCAAACGCGCTATAGGAAGGCTCGTTGGCACAACAGAAGAAGGAAAGAGGGATGGTTGCCTCCTTCACTTGAGAGTCGCATGACCAACATCCTCACCTGGGTGAAGAGACTCTCAAAGTTCTGCACGATCACGAGCATCAGCTTAGAGCTGGTCAGGTTCGATATGCAACTGATGGAAAATCCTGAAATATCGGGAGTCGAGTATCAGCAAGGAACACTTGCAGGATACGAAACCCGTGAGTACTTGCTGCAGAAGTGGGGACGAAAATGCACCTATTGTGGCAAGGAAAATCTTCCTCTCCAGATCGAGCATATCGTCCCACGTGCCAAAGGTGGTTCAAATCGCGTCTCGAACCTGTGTCTCTCGTGTGAGAAATGCAATCTTGCCAAAGGGACCAAGAGCATAGAGGAGTTTCTCAAGAAAAAGCCCGATCTCTTGAAGCGCATTCTGGCCCAGGCAAAGGCCCCACTCAAGGATGCTGCTGCTGTCAACACCACCAGATGGGAATTGTACAGACGATTGCAAACGTTGGGATGGCCTGTTGAATGTGGCTCAGGCGGGGTCACCAAATACAACCGAAGTCTGAGGGAACTTCCCAAGACGCATTGGTTAGATGCTGCATGTGTGGGCCAATCCACTCCCGAGACACTTCAAATCAGGGGTGTGCAACCCCTCTTGATCACAGCCAATGGTCACGGGTGTCGTCAAATGTGCCGCATGAACCAGTACGGTTTCCCGCGTACAGGACCCAAAGCAGCCAAGTTCGTCAAAGGCTTCCAGACGGGGGATATGGTTAAGGCTCTCGTCACAAACGGAAAGAAGGTGGGAACGTATGCAGGACGAGTAGCAGTTCGTGCTACTGGCTCATTCAACATCACGACGGCAAAAGAAACCGTACAGGGAATTAGTTTCAAATATTGTCAGGTCATTCATCGCATGGATGGCTATAGTTACGGGCACGGGGACCCATCCCCTGCCCCAAACAAGGAACGCCTCTTTCCTCCCCATGCGTCAACGCAGGGGTCTCCAGAGGCGGAGGTTTTGATGGATGCAAAAAAATCATCATGTCCTTTCTGTCCAGATGGACACGAGCACCCCTGTACACATCCATGGGCGGTTTATATTGGCCCCCAACGAGATGGTGATGGACAACCTACCCACCTTATCGTTTGTAAAACGGGACTGCAACACATGGCTGAGAGCGATGCTGAATGGTTGAGACAATTGATACGGAATGCAAGAAAGGAGCAATAACCTATGTGGAACCCATTCAAACGGTCCCGTGAGGACCGAGCACTTATCAAAGCCGTGGATCTGCTCAAGGCCAACGAAGACGCCATGAGTGCTATGTTGGAGCTAGCGTTTCTTGAGGCTGAGCAGGCCAATGAAGGTCCGCTGCCTGCCGAAGAAGAGGAACAGGTTAGAAGATGGCCGGGAAGAGCGTGACTGCAAAGAAGAGTCCTGCAAAGTCCGCCGCTTTGCAGGGCAATCAACGAGCCGTCAAATCAGAGAAAGTCAAGGAGCGCGGCTATGTCAAAGTCTCTCTCAAAGAGGAGCGCCGTGAGGGTCTGCGCCGGGCAATGTTTGCCGAGAAGCCCGACCACTGGCCTAATGACGATGAGGTCAGGGAAGAAGCTCGTCGCGTAGCCTACGCGGCTATCGATGCTCGTATTGAGCAAGCGAAATGTACCAAGTGAGGTATGACGAAAAGTGAAAGACTCTCCAATGAGAGGGAAACGAGCCCAGCCACAACGTCCACATCGCTAATATTCCAGGATAGAAAAGGGGGCCAGCTCAGAAACGGACTGGCTCCCTTGCAAGGGAGAAAACTGTGAGCAAACCATTTGAAAAACGCTTCGTCTGCCCTCGTTGCGGCAGACCTGTCAAAAGAAAAAAAGTACTGCAATCGCAAGGCGGGTACGCAAGCTGCTTACGAAGCGCTATCATCGACTTGTAACTGATCTTCGCGAAACCACCCAGGGTCCAATCGTGTTTCTTCAAAAGATACCCCAACATACGATTCCCGCTCAGTCTTACGTCCCTGATCGAACACGCACCAGTACTTTCCCGTCTCCGGGCTGATCTCATCAATATCCTCTATCGTGGCAGGCTCATTCACAATATTTTGGCCCTCATCCGTCACTAGCACGCAATCGCCCACTTGAAACATATTCTCCTGCTTGGCTTCTGAAGCGCGTTTGTCGGCTATCTCAAACCATTCTGCTTCCGTGACGATCCGTAGTTGTGTGATATCCGACTCAAACCGAGGAATGGAGCCATCCTCGCAATAGATGTACAAGTCGTGCCACTCATCAGCACTGCGGATAAAGAGCTTGCGTGCCGGTGCGCCGTCATCAGAATACCAGCAGAAGCCCTGGTCATCATCGTCTGGATGATGGAGCAGGCACACACCGTAGACAACACGGTGTAAGTAGTTGTGCATCGGTATTACTACACCATCCACCGATTCAATGGCCTGTTTTGCCTGCTCGCTGACACCGCCGACCACTAACCAGTATTCTTGCCAGCCTTCGGTTTCTTCTTCGTCCATAGTTCAATTCCTTCTCGCTAATTCTGGAGCGGTCTCAGATGGACAATTTAGCGCATATCCAGAAGCATCAGAAGCAAGTGCCAATACCTCTTCTTGCAGCATAGCATTGATGATATTCCAGCGATGAAATATCTGCCATTTCTGCACATCAACACCCTCAACTGCTTCAACGAACTGCTGAATCCAAGCATCAAACACTGCTGGAGGCGCGTCTTTTACGCTGTGTTTTTGCCCGTCCTCTGATTGGAACCACGTTTGCTTTAGATCGCTTAGCTTTAGGTATGGAACTTCCGGTTCCTGTTTTGATAAGTCCTGCTTGCTCAAGTAACTGTCTCCTTTCCGGTAATTTCACATGATGCCTATAAGCATATCGCTGGCGTTCCGACACATAGTCTGGAAGCTCGCCATATTGGAGATACCAGTCCAATATTTCATCGATTTGTGCTGCTGTATGCCTCCTTCCTAATCCGTTATAGACCTTTAACTTTTTGATAGCCTTACCAGAAGCTTTTTTTTCTGATTGAGAAGCTTTTTCTTCCGGCTTATGCTCAGATTGAGCCGGTTTTGTTGCTTCAGGTTGCGGCTTATTTGCTTCCGAATTTGGCTGTTTCTGCACTTCATTGCCGGAAGCTTTTTCTTCCACTGGTGCAGGCGATTGAACTTCCGATTTTACTTCCGGTAGTGGCTCTTTTTTATTCGGCTGTGGCTCCGGTTTTATCTCCACCGGAGGCGTTGTTCGATCTGATTGCACCTCGCTTTCTGGGCGGCGCTCAGGCGGCATATAGACGTACGTTTTTTCAATAATGTGTTCCGGCGGGGGAGTGGGCTGTCTGTCCACTGGTACAATTTTCTCAACAGGCTTCTCAATGATTTTCTCAACAATCTGTACTATGGGCTTTTCAACTTCTACAATACGCTCTACAGGTTTCTCAATAACAACTGACTGCAAAGGGTCTGTGTGTCGTTCGCCCACCCCTTGCAAGGGTGGTTCAGGCTGCGTTTCCGGCTCGCGTGTCGGAATGTCGGCTATCTCCCTTGCAAGGGTGGGCGATAGCGGTCTGTTGACCCGCTCAGGCACATTGTGTAGCGGTTTGGGTAAGGCCGGATAGTCCTCATTGACTTCCGGCGACTGCATCGGTTGCGCTACAGGTTCTGGCTTCTCTGTTTGGCCTGTTGGTCCAGAGAAGCCGGTACTAAAGGGCGTCGGGCAGCAATGCGCTTTTGCTTGCGTTCTTGGAGCTTCTGACGTTCTGCTGATTCGATCATCTCCTGCTCTTGCTGTGCCTGCGCATAATAATCGGTTATGGCTGTCGGGTCGTCATTTAGCAGCCTGGTTCGTAGCGCTGGATTCATTTCCTTCACAGCTACTTCCAGATCATCCGTTTCCAGGGCTTCGACATACTGACGCACTTTTGCCAGTCGCCGATCCCGCGGCGTATGCTCCAACACGTGCAAGAGTGGCCCGAGCACCGGCGGGAGCAGGATAAGAATAACGAAGAAGGCCAACAGCGAGGTTTCGCCACGAGCTGCAAAGTACGCCGCACGAAAACCGAGCGTGGTAAAGTCCAGCAGGATAATCCCGATGAAGAGTAACCACACCATGACTACTGGCCAGCGGCTAGTTCCATACTCATCACAGTAAGCTTTCGCATCCTCTAGGCTATCAACGAAGCCTGAGAACGTCCACAGCCCACCCAGGACAAAACACATGCCGACGGCAACGCTGGCGAGCAGCGCAATAAACGGCGCAAGCGGAGAAAGAATGGTTCCGGCCAGCATGTTGGCCGCCACAATAACCACGCTCTGGTCAACCAAAAAAGCTGCGTTGACGCCGAGCATAAATTCGATGGCTAGCGTAAAGAGGCCAACTACATAGTAAGCGAATCCGTGGCGTTTACGTGCCTTTTTGGTGGCTCTTCGAGAAAACATAAAACCTGATCCTTTCTGTCTCTGGACGTATACCGGACCAGGCTGTACAATAGCCGTAGCCCTGGCAATGCCCACACATTGATTGGGGTTAGCTGGTTAGCGCGTGCCTTTAACACCGCTAGCCAGCGGACGCAACACCCTTGCAAGGGTGCGCCTGCTCATCCTCTTCTCCATTACAAATCATTCAGCTCATCCAAAACAGACGGCGCGCCGTGCCTAGCCTCACTCTGCAAAATGCTTCTCAGGTACGTTTCTGTGGTGGCAACACAAGTATGCCGAAGCAGCATACTTAACGTCTTGATGTCTTTCGTCTTTCGCCAGAACCGCACGGCAAAGGTATGACGAAATGTGTGCGGGCTACACCGCACTCCTTCGATGCCTGCCCAGCGCCCCAGGCGTTTCACAATCTGGTACAAGCCAGAAGGTGTCAGTGGCTGAGCATAGCGGCTCACAAAGAGTGGCGCATTCTTTATTGCCTGCTGTTCTGCCTGCTTCTGTTGTCGCGCTGGCAACTTCTGATGTAGCTGCTTCAAGGCATATTCAACAGTTGGCTCGCGAAACTGGCGAATATATTTAGAGATCGCCCGCCGGGCCTGATCGCCGATGCCAACCTCACCATATTTGCCGCCCTTACCTTCAATCTTAATATATGAATCTTTCGCGTCTAGGCACACATCGCCGATGGAAGACCTAACTAGTTCCTCTTCGCGAATACCACTATCTAAGAGCAATGATAAAATAGCTCTATCGCGTATCTGAAGATGTTCACTTTCCTCCTGTTTGCATGCCTCAAACAAGGCTTCAATCTGCTCGTCAGAGAATATTTCAATGATCTCCTGCTGAATTTTTGGCTTCTTGATACGCTGAATCGTGATAGCCTGAACCTGCTGACAATACTCATCGTCGAGTAGGCACCAATTGAGGAAAGCTTTGATGCACTTTACATATGTGGCCAACGTCCAGCTAGCCAGTTCCTCTCGTTCTGCCCGACTCGGCTTGTGTGTCTCCTTGAGATGTTCTAGGAAGCAATACACGACCTGGTCGTTGATCTCATGTAGAGCAATGCCTGCGTCAGATTCAATTGCTTCCCAGGACCTATCTCTATTCTGGACGAGTGCATGTCTGCTACACCACTCTGCAAAGACGCCAAGAAAATGACGGTAGTTGGACTGCGTCGCCTTACGCAGGCGCTTAAACGTGGTGGTCGCCAGATAGTCGGCAAGCGCTTCTTGCACCGGAACCGCAGGCGGCTCGTCTCGCTTCTTAACAGCGCGAATATTCTTCTTTGGCATGTTCCCTTTCATACTCCCTTGCAAGGGAGTGTCTCTCTTTCCTGAAATGCCGATAAACCAAGGCTGCAAGCCGATTGGCTAACGCGCTTCCCTGCGGAGGAAGAAGTCGGAGGTTCGAATCCTCTCAGCAACGCCCATAATAAAAACGACTCTGCGGTGCATATCGTGCCGTAGAGCCGTTTTTCATTTTCAGACAGAGGAAGTGCTCCGTCTCTGAAGGGAACCGCTCTCACGTCCAAAAAGGAAGCGCTCTATCCACTGAGCTACAGCAACTTGTTGATCTCTTCGACGCCAATAGGATAGCAGATTACAGGGCGGCGGCGCCAGTGTTCAGAGGCAAAATTCTCTTGCAAGGGGTGCCTGAAGCAGAATCTTAATAATTTTTTAACTGCCTGGCAAGGGTGAAAGGTAGTACTTTTAGGCGGTACTATTCAAATTAACATTTGCATTTTTAGGTAACGCTCGTAACAGGGGTAACATCAGTAACGGGGGTAATGACGGTAACACCCTGAGTTTGCTGCGTATGGGTGTCAGCGTTACCGCACTGTGCAAGCGTTACCTTGGAGTGAAAAGCATGGTAACGGCGCTTAGTCCAGGTGCAGAGCCGATTGAGCAGGCTAGCGTTACCGCGTTACCACCGTTACCCCACTGTGCAGGTAATTTTTAGGGGCTGGTACTTGTGGGTGGTAGTAGGACTTTTGAGCTAAAACACACGCCACTCCAGGGCCTTGCAAGGGGCTTCCCTGTCTGCTACCATGGCTGTCATGCAACAGACATCCCTTTTTGAAGAAGAGGAGCAGCAAGGCTCGACCTGCCCGCTCTGCCATTCCCCTATCCGGCAGCTCCCGGACAGCCAATTTGCCGATGTGGTGGCGATCGGCCAACAGCTCATGTGGCTGCACCTGCATTATGAGCAAGCCTTGCCATTTCCCCTGCGCAAAATCACAAAGTCAGGCGTGCCTGTTTCGTATCGCGTGGAAAAGATGCGCATGTCGGACGATAAAACATCTCTGTTTGTCAATGAGACGCTCACCCTGGCCGGTATCCCGCCAGAGGTGTACGAGTATCGCCTGGGTGACAAATCGGCCCTTGAATGGGTCATAGATCAGTACCAGGTCAGCAAGGACAAACGCAGCGGCATCGAGAGCGATCCCAACAACACGGAAGATGAAGAATACATTGTCCGGTTGGTGTGCCAGGTCGTGGCTGTTTCGCTGGAGACGGTGCGACTGACGAAGTTGCTGGACGAGCTGGTGACGCCGGAGAACTGGCTGTCAGCAGAAGAAATACCCCTGCAAGGGTGATCCTTGCATTTTGCTACCGTCTCTGCTACGATGGGTGCGATGCATTCATCTATCCCTGTAGTCGAAGGCAGACAAAAGATATAGCAAAGCCTCTCAGGTACGATACCTGAGAGGCTTTGCTATAGTAAGTCAAATTGTTAATTTTCGGGCTGTTTGCGACTTGTCCGGCCACTGGGTGGCTTGCTGCGTTTGCCCAGTTCGCCAGTGTTGCAAATGGCTGTTCCCTGATAGGGCGCCGGTGGTCTGCTGTAAAGTGGCCCTCTATTGCAATAGCCAATAGTACGGTGGTATGGTCGCCATACTTCCTCTTCTTCGCGTTTCATCACTTACTCCCACACAAGCATATTTCGCAGCTCGGTCAGGCGGCGATCCTTTTTGCCTGATTCGACGAGCTGATGATACATGCAACTGGCCTCTTGCAACCGTAGCTTAGATCCGGTTATTTTTGCTTTTTCGGCTAGCGCCAGCACAGCCGAGACCCCCTGATCTGGATCTTTAGCCAACCAAATCTGAGCTAGCACGCTCTGATCTTCGACGTTGCTGGCGGTCAGCCCCGAGATAATTGTATTTTCAGTATTCAGGTTTTGCAGTGCCTGTGTGTAATTGCCCACCGCCAGGTGATAGCGTGCTCGGTTGCGCGCTGTAATTTCAAAGTGGCAGTACGCGTAGGCCGGGTCGTCTTCTGGTGAGGCAGGGGATAGCTCTACTGCCCGCTCATAGAGAGCAGGCGCACCCTTGCCCAGGTCGGCATGTGCGCAGGCCAACCCCAGCATTACACGGCTCTTGATCAGGGGGGACTGGACTTTGTCTAGCATGGCCAGCGCTTGCTGGTAGTGGTGGAAATTCATCAGCGTCTGCCCCGTGTAGTAATCCACGAAGCAAACGCGCACGACTGCCGCCACCTGACGGTCAGTGTCACCCCAGCGTTCGGCGAGCTTCTGGCTTTCTTCCAGAGACTCTAGGCATCGGCCATAATTGCGCTGATGCAACTCTAGCAGCGAACGAAATTGCAACACTTCCGCTAGCTGCAATTGTGCCTGGCGCTGAAGCGCTCCAGGCTGTCGAGCGATCCCACGAAGTGTCTGAGATATCAACAAAATATCAGGTTCTAATCTCTTCACAGGAGTGCCTGCACTGAAGAGATCCCAGAGACGGCTGAGTTGCCGCTTATTTTGCAGGAGATATTCCTGCGGGCTTAAATCGATCTGCTGACCTGCCATGTTTCCTCCCAACGCCATAGATGCCGCGGCACCTTTGATAAAACCCCGTCTATCCATGACTGCTCCTTCTATTAACGCAACTGCTCTTTAGTGATTTCGGCGATCGCGTCGATCAGAGCTGCGCAAGTGACGACGCAATTGGAATCCAGCATCCCGGACTCGTACAGGGTGGCTATTCGCGGATGGCCTTCTTTTACGTGCAGGCAGTAGACCCCCTCGGCGACCTGATGCTCTGACAGGTATGCGCAGTCTGGCAGGTACGCGCAGATGGCAAAGGGATTGCCAGAAAAGAGCGAGTTTCCAGCAAGGACGGCTTCGACAAAAAAGCGCACGGCTTTTTTGTCATGCAAGGTCAACATAGGGTCGCTCGTGGCTGGCGCGGTATCTGGGTGCCAGACCTTGTACACAAATTGGTGCATCATTTTTCCCTTCAATTTGTCGATGAACAATATACAAAAGATAGGTACATTATAATCCCCAGGTTTTAATGTATCAAGTAATCGGCCTGCGTTTTGTTGTCTCCATTTCCACCATCTACCGTAAAATGGAGCCAACACATACAGTAAGGAGAAAACTGATGAAAAGAGGGAAGGGCATGATTCGCCTACGGGTGAAGGAGGTTGCAGAGAAGAAAGGAATGAGTCAGTCGCGGCTATCTCGTCGCGCTGACGTCGATATTAAAACAATACGAAAAATGTATCGACAGCCGGAGGAAGCAAACATCACCTTAGAAACTTTAAACAAACTGGCGTATGCGCTCAAAGTACATCCATCTGAATTATTTGAGTATGAAGCTGATGCGGTCTTACCTGTGGCTGATGATAATGTGTCGTCTTAATGGCGATGGAATGGCATCGTTGCTTATTGCTTACTGCTCAAAACGCGTCGATGCCATTATGCTGTTGTCGCTATGACAAGGAAGATACGACTCAGAGTAAAAGAAGTGGCTCGGCAGAAGGGCATGAGCATGACCAGGTTGCACCATCGTTCTGAGGTGGCCTACACAACGATAAGAGCCATCTTCCGAGAGCCGCATACAGAAGTGACACTCACTACATTGGCGCGCCTGGCAGAGGCTCTGGACGTGCCAACAGGGGAACTTATTGAGGACGAAGTAGAATGAGCCTCATTGTCAGCATAGACGCTGACAATGAGGAGGGGAAATAGAATGGATTATTGCTCTAAAATGCGAACGATCTCTGGCTTGTTTAGCCAGTTGCGCAGCTCGCGGGCCTGATTGAGATCAAATGTAAAGCGTGGAAGTGTGGAGTCATCAGTGAAATTTCTTGCTGGATCTTCAAGCTCAATATGGCCATCATTCCAGGCCAGAGCCTCGCAATGGTCAGACAGTAACAAAGTAGAAATAGTACATAGGATGTTGTGGGGCATTTTGGACCTCTTTCTGCTTTATACTCTAGTGGCATCTTTGCCACGTGTTGACATAACGCTGTTATAGCATATCTATAAACATCACTGCTAGCTTGTTCAAGTCGAATATCAAGCAAGCAATGTATCATATTACAATACATTTTCGTGCTATTGTAGAAATTTAGTATATGACTGGAAGTCAGCACGAAAAATTTTAACGGAATTTTAATATTTTAACGTAAAAACACCAGAAACTCATCAATACACAATGAGCTTCTGGTGCAGTGTGAAGTGGATAGTTTAAAGGGCAGATGGTGTTATCTGGAAACAGTATAGCAGAGAGCAAACGGCCTGTATACTGCCAGTCAGGGACTTACGTATACAGGCCGTTCCCAGGCGCGACCACTGGGCTTACGCATGAGGTATAAACTCGCCTAGAGGAATTGAACCTGCCCTCTCAGGGTATGCCCCTAAGTGTGCTGCCATACACCATCGGCGAGGTGCTCATGCTGACGGGGTATCGAGCTGCCCGCTCAATTGATCAGCATGAGTGCATAAATGTTCGTTCAGCATGAGTATAGCAGAGACGGGGCACCCCTGCAAGGGCTCATCATAGCATGAGAAAACACTCATTTAATCCCCCTATTTTTAACTACTGTTCTTCATTTGACCGGTTAGCTAATGCTGCGTTCAAAGCCGGTTCCTCCCCGAAAACGCACAGGGAAATTTTGCTGAAGAACAGAAATGGCGGAATGATTTGTTGCCCCTGACTAGTCAGCGGATCGAGAAAAAACAGCCCTGCTCTGGCCAGCTTTGCACCCAGGCGGTGAAATTTTTCATTCGCGGCGTCATTGGCCAGCTCCTGGCTGACATCTACCGCCTGAATGACCAGGCGTTTGTAAGTAATGTCACCGGCACCCAGCGGCATCACCGGTATGCAGACTGTGGCGAGTGTCGGTACTGGTGGTGCGTTTTCGGTAGTCTCACCAGCCGATTGTGACAGCTCGGCGACGAGAAAATAATCCTGCGTCATTGCGGCTCGGTATCCGGCTGTTGCCTCTATTTGAACTGGAGGCTTGCCGTATTTCTCCTGATGCCGTCGAATGGCACGCAGTGCCTGCAAATCGTAGATATTCATTGGCTCTTTCCCCACCTGGCATTTCAAAGAGTATAGCAGCTTGAATAAAACAAGAGAAGCGTCTGCTCTATATCCCGCGCGCAGACGCTTCTCCCAGCTGCTTTTGCAAAAGCGTGTATTCAATTGTGGAAGCCTCTGGTTTGTGCCACCTCTCTTTCTTTCCCGCCTCACCCGCCTTCATTATGATAGCTAGTCGTTTTGCTTGATCAACTGCTCGGCCTGCCACTTTTCATATTTGGCGCGAGCACATTTGACGCCCGCAAGCAACTGTTCCGCAGTGTATGCAGAACAGTTGTACTCAGGTTCAGGGATGATGAGCACATGCCAATCGCCCATATAATTGGGATCTTTCGATCCAATAATCTGGATAGCAGGGCAATCCGCTGCAAGAGCATACGCCTCCTCTATCAATCCTTTGCGGGAGACATGGCAGCTATATACCCCCTTAGCATGGCACGCTTGCACCATCAGCATGTCTGCGTCCGTGACACGGTAGCAGAAGCCCTCTACTTCCGAGCAAAGTAGCTCCCAATAGCGTGTGCCGGTTTCCGATGCCGGATGCTCTTCGAGGATGATTGATGTATCAGCAATCGTTGCATGTACCTGTGCAACAATGCCTGCAATACGCTCTTCCTCTTTGTGTCGCTTGAGCTCCTGCTCAGCCCTTCTCGTCTCCCAGGCTGAGAACAGGGCAAACGTCTCTTCGTCACTCATTGTGAATTGGATGACTTGTTTGTCGCCTCCTTCGTTTTTGAAGCGGAATAATTCAATATTCCCAGACTGATGAAAAACAACCTTAAATTCTTCAATGCTGGTTCCCCAGTCTGTGCTATACTGCCCGGCAAGCTGGACGATTTTTGCATAGTCGTCTTCGTGCAAGGTAATGGGTGTCATGATTTTCATCCTTATCTCAATGTGTTTTACTGCTCTTTATGATACACTACTTAGCTATATCTGTCAATACTATTGTGAAGTAAGCGATACTTTGCTATACTAAATCCGTGAAGCAAGCGGTTAAGAAATCTCCATAGGAAATGTGGGGGAGTGAGCGTATTTATTGGTTAAGGGAAAGTGGAATACGGTTGCGTAAGAACTACTGTTCAAAGCCGTTTGCTTGCCTGTACAATTTTTGGTATCACTGCCGTTTCTTTATGGAAAGCGAGCGCTTTTATGCTATCATCTGCTATCTCATCTCAAATTATGCTCCCATCTTCTTACCCCTATTCAAAGCCGTTTTTCTCTGGGCGAATGCCACTGCCGCCAGGCATCAATCAAAGTTATCGAAACGTGTCTGTGCGCCGCAGAAACGGACGCACCTATAACCGCATTGCAGGCACTGGCGTGCTCAATCAATTCAAGGAAAATGCAGAAAAGGAACTGCTTGCAGCTCACTGCGACGTGGAAGTGATCAAGGCTATCTGGGCCGCATACCTGCGGAAAGAATACACGCCATTGGTTGTTTCCATTCGCTTCTATTTTGCAGAAATGTGGCAACGTGATGTCGATGGCGGCATCAAGCATGTCATCGATGCTGCCTTTGATACGATGGGTCTTAATGATAGGCTGATCGTATGGATACACGATGTGACGAAAGCGGTAAATCCTGCTGATCCACACGCAGAAATTGATGTGTGTTGTCTATTGTCCCCTGACGATGAAGAATAGGCAGGATACCATGCTAAATGGTCATTATAATGGCGAAGTCCGCAACTATTTATTGCAACTTCAAACCGGACGTAAACCGGACGTCTGCCCGGACATTCCCGAGTACTGGCGAAGTCCAGTGGAGCAGGCTGAGTCCGTCTATTTGCGCTCAGGCGGCGACGGCGAGGCAGTGAAACGGCTGCTGAGCACGCTTTGCAAAATCAACACCGATCTCACCGAACTGCTGGCAACAGAGCGCCCGTCTACCCCTGCAAGGGTGGATGAGGCACCAGATGCAGCAGGCACAGAATTACAGGAAGCTCTGTCCCAGAAGGACAGGGGCAAGGTCTTCGAGCGCATTTCCGAAATCGCCATGTTCGACGACATCACGCTAGCGCGGTTTAAAGTGGCGCTGCGTAATATCTTTGGCTCCACCTTCCCCATGCGCGAGTTCCTTGATCTGCTTCGAGCGGAAAAGCGACGGATAGCGGAACAAAACAGAGCACGTCCTGTTATCAAATCCGCCTATGATCTCATGCAAAAGCAGTTCCCTGAGAAGGAATGGATTGTCCCCGGTATCCTGCCTCCGGGCCTGATTGCATTGGCTGGAAAGCAAAAGATCGGCAAGAGTTGGCTGGACTATAATCTCTGTCTCGCCATTGGCGGAGGCGGAATGGCCTTTGGCTCTATCCCTGTTCAAGCTGGCGATGTCCTCTATATGGCCCTGGAAGACAACGAGCAGCGACTACAGGACCGCTTCAAGCAACTCTTAGAGCCTGGGCAAGTTATGCCCAGTTGCATTGATTATGTGACCGAGTGGCCCCGCATGGACGCCACCGGAGTAGCAGTTCTCGAAGAATGGATACAATCTAAGCCCAATCCCAGACTCATCATTATAGACCCGTGGGTGAAGGTAAAACCCAGAGTCAAGGCCCGGCAAGGGGAAACCGGCTATGATGCCGATTATGAAGCCTTGGAAGGCATCAAACGGCTGGCTGACACCTACAAGGTCTGCATTCTCGTCCAGTTCCATTTGAGAAAGGCAGGTGGTGAGGACCCGTTTGACGAGCTGAACGGCACAAGCGGGATAACCGCCTGCGCTGATGGGTTTCTGAGTCTGAAGCGGTCGCGTGGTGAATCTGACGCGACACTCTGGGGGACAGGCCGGGATTATCGGGAAGACGTAGACCTGGCGTTAAAATTTGACAATGGGTATTGGAATGTGTTGGGTGACGCGAAGGAGTACGCCCTCTCCAAAGCCAGCAAGGAGATTATCGACATTCTTAACCAGGCAAGCAGTCCTGTATTACCGAAAGAGCTGGCCGCTCTTTTAGAGAAGCCGGAAGGGACAGTGCGGAAGCGGTTGTTTGACATGAAGAATCGAGGGGATGTCAAAGACACTGGCAAAGGGTATATTTCTTTGTTGCCACAAGGCAAAAGTACTATCGAAAAAGAGACAACACTTGCACAGTGCGGTAACGGCGGTAACGGGGTAACGCGGGGCTCTATCAAGCAAGGCGTAGAGCCAGCCGAACCGCGTTACCCCAATGATGAACAAGGCGTAACGCTTGCATGGCGGGGTAACGCTGTGAGCGCGAGCGTTACCCCGCCATGCAAGCGTTACCCTGACAGCGAAAGTATGGTAACGGCCATCAGGCCAGGTGTGGAGCCGCACGAACAGCCTGCCGTTACCCCGTTACCTCCGTTACCGCAGTATGCAAATGATAATTTAGTGCACCAGGAAGCACTAGTACTTTTGTCAGAGGTGCAAGAATTGTTCAAAGCGCGTAACGGGATTCGCCAGATGTGGCGCGATGACCTTAATCCGATACGCCAGTTTTTACCAGGGGACTACATTAAGAAGGTGCAAGCGGCTATTGAGTCTGGAGACACTCAAAGCATCCAGGCAGCCATCACTGCGATGAAGTGGACGACCGGAAAACTTAGACCTGGTAGAGACAAAGAAGCATCACCCTTGCAAGGGTGAGCTAAGGAGGAACTTATGAACGAACACAATAATACGACATGGCAGTTATTGCCGGTCGCGGAACTGTCGCCAGCAGCGGCCCGACTCTTACTTGCACTTGAAATGTTGCAACCAGGAGAGTCAGTGCATGACGCTGTCGGGCGCTCCGGCATTATCGAGATGGAGACATATCTAAAGGCGTACAAGGCCCTGGTAAAGCGTGGCTTTATCTATATGCATGAGGGGCGCGAATACGTGACACGGTACGCACCGCAATCGGAACTTGCACGATTGACAGAGCCTGTTGCCACGACGTGGCCGGGAACGATCACCAAAGTGTCGAATGCAAAGCAGTAAATAGTCATGCCAACAATCAGTTCTAAGTGGGACATTGTGTCCCTGATTCAGTATCACGCAAATGTTACTGTCGCCGGGACAGCCACCGTACGTGGGGTACGCGAGATCCATTCAGATTGTCCGTGGTGTCCGGGCAGCAAGGACAGTTTCATCATGCGACCGGAGACAGGCCAGTATTCTCATGCTATCCGCTCTGGCGGCTGCGGGCGTGTCGGCGACGGCGTGGACTTTCTCGTCGAATACTGTGGCATGACAAAGCGGCAGGCCATCGAAGAATTAGGCTTGGAAGATGTGCTATTTGCCGAAAGCCAACCGGAGCGCACACGCGGGAAATATGACCCGCCACCCAAGCAGTGGCAAGAGATGGGCAAGAATTTTGTAGAGCGGGCTGCGCGCTACCTGTGGAGCAGTTCGCCCGAAGCAGCCGAGGCCCTGGCCTATTTACGCAGTCGGGGCCTGACTGACGAGACGATCAAGAGGAAAAAGTTCGGGTGCTGTCCCCTTGCAAGGGATGGCAGATGGTATGGGACTGATCCGAAGGAAGGCGGCCTGGAATATTGGGGACTCAGGCCGGAAGATGTTAATGAGAAAATACGCCAGCGCGGAACCGTTCTCATCCCGCCTGGCATTATCATTCCCTGGTTCGAGAATGAGATATTATGGAAAATTGCCATAAAACGGCTTGATGAGCCCGACCCAGATCGACGCTATGGGCAGGTGGTGGGCAGCGTAGACGCTTTATATAACTTGGACGCTATCCAAGTTGGCAAGCCTGCTATGATCGTGGAAGCCGAATTTTGCGCTGCAACTGTTGAGCAGGAAGCAGGCGACCTAATAAGCGTGGTCGCCACCGGTTCGGCAGATAAAGGACGCAATCCATATTTTGTGCCTGCTCTGTCTCTGCCGTCCTGTCTCGCCCAGTCGTTTGACGACGATGAGGCTGGGCGTAAGGGGGCCCGGTACTGGCTGCTTCTGTATGACCACTGCTTCCGATTCACCCCCGCCGGAGCGAAAGATCCCAACGATATGTTGCTGGTCTATAATGGTAAATTTGTACGCAATTGGGTAGAAGTGGCACTTGCTACCTGGGAGTCGTTCAAGCGCCCCTTGCAAGTAAGCTGAGCCTCCAACTGCTTCGGTCTCCAATTGTTTTCTTCTTGACATTGCAAATAAAGTAATGGTAAGTATAGTTATGTAGTGCTGACTTGCAGTCAGTTTAGTAGAGGGAGGAAATAGTTTTATGACCGAAAAGAAGAAGACCATTGCGGATATTGCATGGGAGCAAATGGAGATAGACGGTAAAATGGAGTCCGTCTGTTCTGTTGCAGACGCACGTGTCTATCTAAACGTGTCAGAGCCTGGCCTGATGAAGATCCTAAATCGAAATAATGTTACGCGATACGAGCGGAGCTTTGGCTTAAAAAAATTCGTGAAGAAGAGCGACTTGGACGAGTTGCTCAAAGGCAGGCCAGCGACCAACAAATAGTAGGACAGATAAAGTGGACAAGCCCGCAGCGTTGCGGGCTTTTGTTGTTTAATGGCAATCCTGCCAGAAATCATGGCAGGACTGGCATACCAGCACGTAGTAGGCGAGTGACTACTCCCCCGACTGAAGATCGGGGGCTTTCCCGCGCCGGTTTCGTAAACCAGCTCGATATATCGGAACAAGGTGCACCTCTTCTTCGCATAGGAGCTGATTGCACCAGGCGCAACATTCTTCATGCATATCTACTCCTCCACAAAAAGCGGCACTTCTGGTCTGAATAGCGGCGCCCCTGCATGCTCCTGATTGAGCAAGCGCAACCGATTGAGAGCAAGCAACCGGTGGCTAAACTCACAATAATCGTCCTGCCAGAAAGATTGCTCATATCGGTTGAGTGCGTGCTTCCTTCTGTTGTACATTCGATATAATGTCTCATAGACAAATATATCGAATTCTTCTGCTGTCGCCTCTCGAACAGACATCGTTTTACTGTCAACATGAATTTTGCGGTCCAGGTCGCTTGTGTCAAGTGACATATCAATCGCTTTCTCATCGATGGTTATATATCGGCTCATTTGCCTATCCTTCCTACCTGAACTTTTTGTCTGTCGAGAAAGGCATCAATCCATTCCTGTTTGAATTGATATTTGTTGCCAACACGGCAAGCCTGCAACCGGCCTGACTTGATATATTTCCACACCGTTTGTGGCGTGACATGAAGCTGCCTAGCCACTTGCTCAACGGTAATTAATTCACTCATAAATTTCTCCTTTCAAGGAATAAGGGTGTTTCAACTTGCCTTATTTTACTATATTCAGCAATACTTGTCTATATCCTTGACAATTAAGCGATACTTTGCTATACTTTGCCTATGAGAGAGATGCCTGAGTACACTGTCCCTTACCGATCTCCAGATCAGGCGTCTCGCAAGTTTGAAGATGTGTCTGAAATAGGAGGCTTTATCATGCCAGCGGAGGCGAAAGTTGTTAAAGGCGTAAAGACGATCAATTATAAAGGGAAACCATACGTAGAGGTTTCCGAGCGTGTACGCCAGATCCACGACAAGGATCTCCCCTTTGAAGTGCAGGATTCTGTGTTTTATGAAGTTGCAGGTCGTGTTGTCTGCAAAGTAAGGATCAAAGTAGGGGAATACATTTATCATGGCCAGGCAGAGGCTAAGCTGTTTAATGCTGTTCCGAAAAGCGCAGACGAAACAAACCCGTTTGAATGCGCAGAGACCAGTGCTGTTGGGCGTGCTTTAGCGTTCGCCGGTTTAGGAACCGTAGACGGTATTGCCTCCTTCGATGAAATCGCCCGATCCGTACCTGCTGACGAGCTACACGCTGCACTACACACTGAAGCGAAAGGAAGCGTGCAACCATCTCGTCAATCCTCGCCCCCCACTTCACAGTCCAGATCTGATGAGAACACCGCAGCCATCGCCACCGAGCAGCAGGTGGCCAGCATTCGCAAGCTGTGCCAGCATCTCGGCAAGAACGAGCCTGAGAATGTGACATCTATCTCTTTTCTAGCCGCCAAGAGACTTATTCAGCAATTAACTGCCGAATACAAGGAGACTGCACGAAAGAAGCCAGAGCCCGCATCTGCCGAACTGCTTGCCTCGGCACGGCAAATGTATGCCAAGCTTGGCAGAGAAGCTCCGAAAGACTTGGACCAGAAGAGCGCACATGTCGTCAAGATGCTCATTGAGCAAATGACCGGCGCCTACCGGGACCTGCTCAACGCGAAAAACGGGCATGTCCCCGCATCCGTAGAACATGCGCCTGATGTGAAAGCTTTGCGCAAGCGTTGCCAGCAACTAGGAATTAATTTTGATCAGCTTGTTACTAAGGTTCTTGGTGTAAATAAGCCGGATGATAACATCATCTCGGAAGAGCAAGCCAAGCTTAAAAAGGCCCTGGACAACATTGAAGAAGTTCGTGCAAAACGGGGCCAACAGCCTGAACAGAAAGCGTCGTAAGGTAGTGCCTGGCACCCCTGATTATCCCCTTGCAGGGGTGCCTAGTTTATAGAAAGAGAGATAGATGACACAGACGGGAGCTAAACCATCCACAGAACAGTATAATTTCGTCCGGCTGCGCGGGCGACTTGGCAAAAGCCCGCAGCGGGCCAGCGACAGCGCACCTGTGGTTTTCGACCTGGCCGTCTGGCAGGGGAAAGACCGCGAAAAGATGTGGCTCACGGTCAACTGCTGGGATGAACTGGGAACAGCCGTCCTAGCAAACGACAATATTTATAAGGGCGTCAAGGTTGACGTCTGCGGCAGGCTGACCTGTGAGCTCTATCACGGTAAGCGCATTTATGCCATTGCTGCTTCTTCTGTGGAAGTCGTCAAATTGTAATTTAAAGAAGAGGAAAACCAAAATGAGTGAATTATTGACAGTATCTGAAGTTGCCCGTATTCTTCGTGTCGATGACACCACCGTACGGCGTTGGGTGAAACAGGGCGCACTTGACGCAGTAACACTTCCACATCAAGGCAGGCGACGGACGTATCGTGTCCCTCGCGAGGTGCTCGATAAGATGCTCGGCACTGAGGCGAAATGATGCCAGAATTGCTTACTGGTGAAGACATCTATCAAATTTATAGTGAGGTTCAGGCGCAGTTCATCAATTACAAACTGCGCTCATGGGCTGAAATCACCCCTAGCGTCCGTATGCTCTATAACCTTGTGGCTGATACTCTCAACGCCCGCTATCTTGCACCCTTGCAAGGGAAGCTTGAGGAGTTGCAGGCGGCGTTTCGGCGTCTCAAGATAATAGATTTGGATATCCAGAAAGAGCAGGATGCAGAGCTAGCTCAGATGGATGTAGAACTTGCAGCGATTCAGCGCAAGAATGATGCCCTGCAAGGGTTAGTGCAGGGCTGGCAGTCACTTCTGCAAGAGCGTGACGAGGTTGACGTTCTGTCTCTTGCTGAAGTTGACGATTGGTATGAGCGCTGGAGTAATCTCAAACAGCGTACCGCGCAATTGCTCAACGTTGAGCAGGAAGGATAACAACAATGCGCCCACACATTGCATTTTATGAAGAAAAGACGGAAGTGGTGCCAGCTATCCAGCAGTTGCGCACCTCCAGGATCATTTTAACCTCTCCACATAACACGGAACCTATGCTGCCATTAGACAGGCTCGGTCGTGCCTGTCTCGTATATTCAGGTAATTGGGACAACCGCGGTTCGCTCTGGGATGACACGCTCTATCATGTAGAGCGCCTGGTAAGCCAGTACCGTGAGCGGACTGGCGAATATCCCGCTGAGATCTGCCTGTCACTTGCGCGAGAACTGGCCCGCGCACGCCACCTGATACGCAAGTATTGGCCCCGCGATCATCGCGCCAAAGCTATCCCTTTCGTCTGGGAATGGCACAATGTTGGTCGGTATGAAGTGTTGGTGAGGGGGCGTCAATGATAACCTGGCTCTGGTTCGCTTCGATTATTTTAGGAGGTGTTTTTATGCTCTTAGGCTGGAGGAAGAGCTGCCTGAAGGCCGTGGACCCATACGAGCGGGCGCGTGACCTGCTCGTTGATTACGCCGAGCAGTGTGCAAAGGAGCTAATCAGAAAATAATTGCACCATCCCCATACAGCCCATCTTCTGCTTCGCCACGCTGGCAAGAGATGGGCTGTATTCATTCTTTCGAGACATCCCGGCTGATCTCGGAAGACACACATCTCTACGGGCATTCTACAGTGAAATTGATCAGACGGGACCAATTTTCGTCAATTTTGATAAATTAAAAAAATTGCCCCGAAAACCCCTTGACTTTGGTATCATTGATACCGTATACTTAAAACATCGAAGTGATACCAATGATACCAAAAAGGAGATATGCAGAGATGACAAACAGACTAGACCGTGTTACATTCTATGACTTCCCATGGGGTGCCCCAACAATCGCAGTAGTGGAGCATGCTGGCGCATTTTATGATATTCGAGAAGGTTGGGGCTACCGTGAGGGTGGGACAAACAACTATGTTGCTCTGCCTATTTCTGAAGAAGAAGTTGAGCAGTACGGCGACAATATGATCGAGATCAGTGATAGAGAGGTTCAGGAGTCCTGGGAGGGCGAGACGCTTGAGGGCATTCTTGATGCAGTACTAGGAGAGGAGTAATGGCGCAGTTTCACATCCGCGATTTCCCTGATGAGCTAGTTGAGAAAGTTGACGCGCTGGCTGCCGCTGCTGGCCAGCGTCGCGAAACGTGGCTCAGGGAACTGGTCATCAATGCCACAAAACAGCCCGTAGTGAAAAAAGAATACTCTATTCGTGTCTACGGTGCTGAAGGTAAGGGAATCATCAGACGTTATGGTGATGGTCCTAATAATGTTGGAGGTGGCGGCTCCAACTTCTCACAGGATGAAACTCTTGCTTACAACAAGGCGAAAGACTATGTAAGCCGCAACGGACTTGGCGATAGGGAAAAAGCCATTGCTATTCTGCAAGAAGTTTTTGAGGAAGTATTTGAGCAATAGTTCCACCCTTGCTGGGGTGATAATGAAAGGAAAGACGAGAAAGAAATGAAAAATAGAGTAAGTGTACGGCCCACTCGACACGAAATGATCGAGATAGAGGCGCCGGAGCGAAAGAGGTCTCCAAGACGGTCTCCTGAAGTTCCAAAGGGGCACTGCTATGGGTGCCTCAAGAGGCTTCCAAAGGGTGCAAAGTATGATTTTTGCGCCCAATGTACAAGGCAGCATGAAAGGCATGAAAGAGAGTTGGAAAGAAGCTATCAAGAGGCCCGCGAGCTGTGCGCTGCTGCCTATGAAGCTGAGATGGAGGAGTGGCGCGAGCAACGTCGCGAGCAACGCCGTCAGGAGCAGGAAGCCTATGAAATCTTAAAGGAAGAGCGCAGGTCGGCCCGTTTAAATGAAGAACGTGCTGAATGGGATGGCTTCTTAAGGAAGCTTATAGCAATGCAGGAGGGAATACATGAGTAAGCAGGCATCGATTCGAGGCAGGGAAGTGGATTTTGTTGAGGAATTTCAAATGCAAGCTGAGCAGATGGCTCGTCAGTGCATGGATGCGAAATTATCTATGAGCCAATTGCAGGAATTTATGCAGTTTGCAAGAGGGGCATTTCGCGTCCCTCACCAAAACCTTGATTTCGTCAAGCGCAAGGCTTCCCATTCTTCCAGCCGGGATGCAGAGAGATGGCGGGCTGTGGCTCCTGATATGCTGCGTGCCTTGGAAGACATCAAGGTCTGGGGAGCAGCAAAAGGGGAGGACATTTTTGCTCAGGCAAAATGTCAGGCCGCGTTTGTGGCCATGGTCCGCCATTACATCAACTTTGTTTCGATGGGTGATTTCCCGATGTGCTATCGCTACGAATAGCCCTAATCCCCCAAGACAAAGCGGCCCTGGTACCTCGGATGCCAGGGCCGCTTTGTCTCATTTCTTTACTTCACCATCCCCGCAAACTTTGCCAGCGTCGCCGCATTAGCGCTATCCTGCAAGTCCGATGTAAAGATGAGCGCGGCCACCGCACCCAGGTCCAGCGCCGTCTGCAAATCCCCCGCAAGTGGGCGCTTATTTGCACCTGCTACGTTTAGTTGTTCGCAGATCACCGGCACCTTGAGTCCGGCAAAGCTTCCCGGCAGTTTTGCGCCCGCTACCAGCCCGTTCCATTGCAGCCACACACCATATTTTGCCGCGTAGTTGACCACCAGTGCCTCGTCATAGCCCTTCGTCCCGCCCAGGAAACTGGCATCTGGCATCAGGACAAGCGGTGTCTTTACGAAGGCGTGGACATAGATTTGGATGATTTCTTGTATAGCGTTCCACCAGACGGCATCTGTGTAGCCGATAGCTTGCCACGCTGAAAGGCTGGTTTGCTTATTCGTGCTCGGCTTGGTTTCCCCACCGTCGCCGACTGCAATTTCTATAGCCAGGATATTTGGATGGCCATCGTAGCGCTCAGCGAATGCCTGGGCAAAGGCGGCAAGACTATTCAGGAAATTTATGTTCCAGTACTGTGGCTTAATGGCTTTGTCAGGATCGGTAACGTATTTGACCCCCTGGTCTAGCACCCATTGCGGCGTTCCCTTTTGCGAGTACGGCGGCTGCCAGGCGGTCCATCCTGCCGGTTTGACCCGGAGCGTCACTTTTTTGTTGTTGGCTATCCAGGGCTGCATATCGTTGTCAATCAGGCTCCAGTTGTACTGACCTTGCACGGGCTCAAGCTGGGACCAGTAATAGGCCAGCTCAGTGCCTGCGATGCTGGGATTCGTGGCCAGGGCAGAGGAATTGCCAGTGTTAAACGCGTAGATGCCCTGAAAGCCTGATATGGCTGGTGAAGGCGTGGGCGTCGTGACTGGCGGCGGTGGTGTGGGAGGCGACTGGTCAGCGTCTTTGGCGAGCTGCGCCATGTCAAGCTTACTGACTGTCTGGTAGAGCTGAGATGCGCTGATATTAAGCGCGTACGAGCCGTCGTTGTTGCGAATAATGTTCATGATGCTTTCTCCTGCTGTGCAGTGCCCCCTTGCAGGGGAGATGCAGTGGGTTGCCATTTAAATGCGCCGCCGATGAACCAGAAGGCTATGACCGGCGAAACAATGGTGGTGGCATCCCCGACGCTGATGTGCCCGAGCAAAAGTAAGATGGTCGCCATAGCGAGGACGGCCAGCGTGATAATGAGTGCTGGCAGCTCTTCTAAAAATTTCTGCATGAAGCTATCCTTTCAACGTCGTAATGACGTTTCCAAGAGCCGCTTGAATGGTTTGCAAGTCACTGATGGCCTGAGGAACATTGATGCTTGCCGTGGGCGTCTGTGGCTGTTCCTGGGCTAAAAGCGCACGCATTTTGAGCAACTCTTGACCTACCCAGGAGACAAACACGCCCTGCGATGGCGTCCACTCCAGAACCGACCACCTAAAGACTTGTTGCGTGCCTCCGCCAAGCGACGGGTTCGAGAGTTCGAGCGGTGTTTGGCCATGCGCTTCTTCGAGTGGCCAGTTGCCAGATGGCCAGTTGTTGTTAAGGATATAGTCTCTAAAGCCTAATGTTACCGTATGCCCGTTTGGGGCCTTGAGTACAGTACCATTATCAGTCCAATCTTGTGGAACCATAGGGCCTCCGTTTGATTCTAAAAATGTCCATAGCTCGTCCCATGGGTAAGAGCCGGGACAATTGGCACGATTTACGGGGTCGATGGCGTAGTGACCAGTAACCCCACCTTGCGCATCAGCCTTGCGCATCGGGATATTGTGGCGCTGACAGATGTCTCGAATAAGCTTGAAACTGGCCTGTTTCTGCGCGTCGGTCAACTGGCTGGAATTGTCAACAGCAGATTTGACATGCTCGATGCTAATGCTGATGAGGTTTGGATTGACGCCGCTATCCCACCAGCTATCGTGAAAGCCATTGCCCTCCCCGTCGCCGGATGTGCCGCTCTGCCCAGAGACAAAACCATTTGCCCAGGCTCCATCTCGCTCGTTCACGCACTGTACCACCGCGCCATCTATTCCCACCACATAATGCGCTGAGACCGGGTTAGCGGTGCCCTGCGTTGATGCGAAGTATTCGGCGATGGCTTGCGCGGACGAGCCTCCTGCGGTGCTGTGGAGCACGATATAGCGTGGGCTATAGCCGTTTCTGTTCGGAAACGCGTTATTGTTTGGGACCCATAGAGCCCCTGCGTAGTCTGTCATTATGCCTCTTTCTACCCTCGCAAGGGTTAGTACGTAGCCCCTGAGTACAGATTTTTCCATCCGTTTCCTGTTCCTCCAGTATGATAGAGGCAAATGCCTGTACCACAAGAAAGCGAACCGTTGTTGTTGCTCACCATATCCTGATCTGTTGGCGTGAGTGTGGAAAGGTCGGCCAACATTTCTGGATGGTTTATGCGCACGGTCTGCGTTCCATCGCGTGTAAATGCTGTTTTATTGCCTGGATTAATAAAGCCTTTACCGCGCACTGTTAAATTTGAGCCTGCTGTTGTACAGGCAATCAATACGCTCTGATTTGAACTGATCACATTGAGATTTGAAATGCTTATATCGGCTGCACAAGCGATAAGTTGTGCAAGTTGATACGCGCTATCAAGCGTGACGTTATTCATGAGCGCCTGAATGCTTGACGGCGAATTTTTGTGGAGAAGGACAATACCGCCATTGTTCAGATAGATATTATTGAATGACACGACCTTCAGAGATCCCTTATTGCTCAGAACAGGATTTTGCGCTGTTGTTGTGAAATATGCAATAACGTTTGATATTGCAATAGATTTTATAGAAGCAGATGTGTCACAGGAAACAACGGCATTTGTTAGTACGGATGTATTCGGACAAGAAACGTTCTGTACTATCAAGTTGTTAAGCGTTCCGTTTACGTATACGGCATTTATTCCCGTGCCTGCCTCTATTTGTATGCCGTCTACTATCAATGTGCCGAGCGTCGAACCAGAGGCAAAATAGATTGCCTGTGTTGGAGAACCTGTACCACGCCAAACAATATTTCTACAGGTAATGGTACCAGTGCTGTTGTTACAGTAAATGTAAACCAGGGGAATGCTATTTCCAGCGATTGTGCAATCAATATCATCAATCAGGACATTGGACATGTTGCTGTCGCTATTCGGAGTCACATAGTCCTGAATATGCACTCCACCGCTAACAACCGTACCGTGCACACCGCGCACCGTCAGCGAGCGTACTGCTGTTCCTGAATCTGCATGTGACTTGTAAGCGGCCTGGCCAACCTGATTTGGAAAAAGATTTGTGACCGTAATATCGCTCTGATTGCCAGCTACACTATCAATTGAAATCGTGTGAAACGAGCAAAAATCGTCTCCTGTGGTGCCATACACCCCGTCAACATTTATCCACTGTGCCGGTCCATCAATGCAAACGCCATCAGTGTTTAAAACGGTGTTTGGACCACTGAAAGTAATATTTTTAACCGAGACATTCGTTACATCAACTAATGCAAGATTGTACGATTTAAGTGTACCGTACACAAAAGTAGCATCATGCACATACAGATTATCAATGTGTCGTAAATTTGTAGTGTTTGTGGTGACAGTCGCACTCGTAGCATTGCCATTATTTCCCCTATTCCACGTTCCACCGGCTATCTCGATATTTGTATCCCTTGTAAAAATTGAGCAGGCAGCTCCGCTCACTGTAGCAGTTGCTGCTGTGTTTAGAACTACAGTGGTGCTATTGGTCACGCTAGCAATAGTTGTGCAGAGATTGTTGCTGCTTTGCCACGCACCGGTAATGACGACCGTGCGCCCTACATCAGTGCTCGTAAAATTGGCGGTGTTTGATGTCAGAGTGGTCGAGGCATTTGTGATCGCGGCATCAGACACGCTGCGCTGTGGCGTTACTGCCGTATTTTGCAGCATATTGCAATTGGCATTAGCAGCCAGCGTTATGGTGGCATTTCTGCTCAAAATTAAGGATGTATAGCTCGATATGATCAGAGGTGCGCTGATGAGATAAGTTCCAGCAGGCACAAAGACATTGCCGCCTCCTGCATTTTTTGCCGCTGTGAGAGGCGCCTGGAGCGCAGTGGTATCGTCTGTTGTACCATTGCCTGTTGCGCCATAATCTTTGGCATTATAAGAAGTGAGATTTCTCTGTACAGTCAGTTGATATGGCATTATAATGCTCCAAGAACTACGATATTTCCGCTTGAAGTCCCGTTAATGCTTTGTGCTGTACTTGTGTACAGATGCAACACTGTGCATTTCTTCGGGTAAACTAATGTTGCACCTGGCACAAGTAAAAATGAGCCAGCAGAGGCGGCGGTATCGAAGGCATAGTTTAGATTCACGCTGGTGTTGTTCTGAATGATCACTCGGTTGACCTGGTTGCTGAAGGTGTAGGACGTATCACTGCCCGCGTTGGTCTGAGCTGGCGGGGAGGATGCGGTAACATACCCCGATTGTTCAATGTCCTGGGATGGTACCGGGTTGGTGTTTGAGAGCGCCGTGCCATTTATCTGCGTTAGATTTTGCGTCCAAGGTCCGCTAGCCTGTGTCACGGCTCCGATAGTGTTAGTTCCCGCCGGTACAGGAGACATCAGCCCGATTTCTGCAACTCCTGCTCCGCCGCGCAAGGTCACCGCGATTGTTTCCGTTGAGTTCAAAATAGAACAGCGAATGCGGACGTGGGAAACACCTGCTGCATTGCCTGTCAGTTCAAGAGGCCCCGGACCAACCACGGATGAAACAGACGTATTTGGATTTGCGCCACTGACCTTAAAGCTTGCGCTATACCAGGTTGTCCCACCATCGGGGGACTTGTCGGCAACAATTGTGGTGGCGCTGGTAAATCCTCCGCCACCAGCCAATAACTGAGCTTTCCATGTTGACTGACCTTGGCCGACCGCCAGTGTCACCGTGGCGTTGGATACAGGCGTATTAATTGACGGCTGCGCGGCGCTAATGGTTCCTGTGGCTGTCAGGTCTGCCTGTTGGATACCTCCAATCAAGTTGGTGCCAGCATTCAGGTTTACGCTGCCGATGGTATTTGAACCTGTGGGAATGCTAGGTAGGCTAGTAACGCTCACAGAGCCAGCGCTATCTACCACAACATGACCTATGACGTTTGTTCCGGCTGGCAGTGCACTGACAACACTCACGTTGAGCGTGGCCGCGAGCTCGGCCACCAGCTTCTTCAAGATGGCAATCTCAGTTCCGTTGCCAGTCCCAGACCACGCCGCGTCCCCAACGGTCCCAACAGCCGTACTGGCCGCATTGGTCGCCGTCACCACGCTATTCATATCAGCAAGAATGCTTGCGCTATTGGTTTCAGTCATCGTTCCCGATGTGGTCAGCGTACCTGCCAGATACGCTTTAATGGCCTTCAGCAAGCCAATGGTGGTTGATGCGCTACTGCTATCGGTCGTTGTGCCAAGCGCTACGATGCCGCCGTCAGCAGCGGTTATAGGGCCGCTCACGGGGACCGGATTACTTGAGGAAATCTGTGTTCCACCAAGCTGTTCTAAATCGACTTGTTGTATGGTCACAATCGGTAATCCTCCTGGGAAGGCTACAATAGAAAGAAAATCAGGGTCAAATGCTCTGGGCGACGGCTCGCCGGGCAACTGTACCGTCCAGAATGCATACCAGTTCCCTGCGTCTGCCAGGTCCTCCTCTGCATATTGATATGAAACCAGCCCTTGTGTGGCAGGGCTCACAATGGTAAAGGTGCCACCACCTGTCTTGACCAGCAACGGATTCGACTGGTTGACAAACGTGATGCTAAATGCTCCTGGTGCTACGCCTGTCAGATTAATAGCGTTTCCTGCGTCATCTTTCAAGTACCGCTTGTACGGTGGACTGATATAGCCGGTATAGCGTGGCGAATTGCCAATCAGCCCATCACGCGTCGTCAACACATCGGTCATTTACCCTCCTTTCTCACCCTTGCAAGGGTGGATAGACGCGTGTCACTCGTTTGCCGCATCTTCGGCAGATTTGCGTAAGTGCGTTGGCGTTGTGCTCTACCACATACCAGTCATGTGAGAGAGCGAACCAGCAGCGCCAGCATTTCAGCCATCCAAACATGACATACTCTTTTCACTGAAGCTTGATGTGCTGCAAAATTTGCAGCGCCAAATCAACGAGTGCGATGATAATCGCAGCGATACCGCCAATCTGGGATATGCGTACCCAATGGCGATCTTTTGCTGACAATTGAGCTTCTTGTTGCTGCTTGATATCCTGCTCAATCTGTTCTTGTTGCAGCGACAATCGATCCTCAATCTGCTGTTTCCCGCTTTCTAGCCGGTCGTGAATGCGCTGCTGATCCTTTTGTACGCTGTCTCGTAATTCTTTCAGGTCTGTTTCGCAATCTTTGCGCAGTTCCCGGATCTGGCTTTCTAATTGCAGATCGCGCTCAACGAGAGCTGCATGTCTTGGTTCGTAAGCATCACGCGGAACGTAGGAGCCTGAAATTTCTTTGCGCAAGTTCTCGAAATCTGTTCGAGTCACGCGGTCCTGATTGAGCGCGTCAACCTTGTTTTCCAGCACTTGCAGCTTGGAAATCAGCAATGTTGAAAGGTCTCCATAGTCATTCCTTGTCATGCGTTTCCCTTTAAAACCATACCCTAGCCCAGCTCGTTAGATTTGCCCCGTTCGTAGCGTCGATGGAATACAAATAGACCATCCCGTTTGTTCCCTGGTACGCAGTCGTTGTGAGCTTGACGATCGGGAGCTGTGCATTCCACTGCCCCATCTCAGGCAAAAAGAGCGGAATCACCGTTCCTGGTACCAGCCCCGGATACATCGTGGTCCCAGTCAGCTCTACCGGGTCATTGTTGCCGTATCGCGCAAGCAGTCCATTGGCAAACGCGGTTGCCTGGGCTTGTGTCATGCCAAAGGTGGCCGCCGTGGTCGTGTTTAGGCTGTTGGCATCCTCTATCTCGGCTATGATGCCGCTGTTTCCTTCGATGGCCGCCTGAGCTGCAATGGCTGTATTGTTAGGTACGATCACGTTGATGGTGCTTTCGCCAACATACGTAATGTCGATCACGGTCCCGGCTGGTAGCTTTGGCAGGCTGCTATCGTAGCTGATAGACGGACTGCCCGGTTGCCAGTAGAACTGCTTATTGTCGTCTATGCCCTGAATTCCCACTGTCGCCGGTTGGCCGCTCACGAGAATAGTCGGCGCGCTATGAACCGGATAGCCAAGTGCCCAGCTTGTGGTTGAACCGTCGGCAACTTTGACTTCGGTTGGTGGTGTGACCAGGCCGATCACGTTAGTCACGACTTGCTGATTCCTGAGCGGATCAGCAGAATTCGTTACGGTCACTGTTGGCTGATAGAGCAGGAAGCCACTGCTATTTGCAGAATCCGCCATAGACTGCACAGGAAACGCGCCAGGTCGGGCCAGACGCGGCCTAAAATGGAGCTGCCGCCATTTGTCCACGTACCAGTAGTAATCCCCGCTGACCTGTACCAGCGTGTCCATTTCCGCGCTATAGTAGGCAGCAAATGGCAGAGTGGGCGGGTGCAACTGGTAAATGGTCGCACCGGTTGCAATCGACGGCCCGCGTACGCAGCAGACAAGTGTGAAGAGTTGCGGCATGTACTGCGGGTCGCTCGTGCTCATCGTCACTTTCGTGTACAGGACCTGGCCTGACAAATTCGTGCCAAGTGGCTGACACCAGAGCTGATAATACCGGCTCGCCCCGCCATCATTGCGCAACCCGACCTGCCCGGCTCCTAGCGGCGACGTATCCAGGTATGACTGCACGCATTGCCCATCCCAATACACATTGATCAAGCCGGATTTCATCTTGACCCGGACACGGTGGAATGTTCCACGCGTAAACGTAATGCTAGAAGCGCTTCCAAGTAGCGTTCTGCTCCCGCCGCTGACCTTGTAGAGCCTGAGTTGATTGGTAAACCCGCCCGATGATGACGCATCGTAGACACCCAGCTCGTAATAGTCCGATGTGTCCACCACGTGCCAGCACAGGCCGCCAGCGTCAGATTCGTCCATGTCGCAAAGCAAGTCCACATCTGCGCAATTGATGGAGTTGTTGAGGTAGAGCCCACCAGAACCCCCTGCAAGGGTGATTCGGCTATTCGTGGTATCGTATGTCACGCTTGCCGAACTGCCACCGCTCTTGCTGGTATTGGTGTAGTTGGCTGTTGTGTTTGCGCTGAACAGGTCCTGCGTCGCCGACGGCTGATTGTTCCAATAGGGCAGCGCAGCACCCGCGCCATTGTTGCCTACGTTCGTCCAGGTTGCGCTGTCCTGGGAGCTTGCAACCACTACACTCGTGCCGGTCGGCGTGTTAGCGTTCCACATGCAGTTGCTTGAGGTGATATACCCAACTGGCGTCAGGCTAAGTGCAGGCGAAATACGCGTGCCAGTAACCGTGCCATAATTGCCGCACACGCGAGCGTATAAACCGGTTATGGTGGGTGCAGTAATACCGGGATTGCTATAAAGGATCACCTGTATTTGCAAACTGGATACAGATGTTCCAGGTATGAGCAACGGGATCTCTGCGCCATTTGCACATTGTTGCCAGAGTACATTCCCATTCACTCTGGTCAAGACGACCGCTGTTGATTGCTGTGCTCCATTGGTGGCCAACTCAGACCAGGAGATCTGCGTGTATCCGCATGTACCCGACAGGGCAATAGAGGGGCTGATCCACGTTCCTGTTGCAAGCGGGGTGCAGGTGTAGTTGCTCCATATTGAGGTCTGGTGAGACGTTGAACTGCTCCCCTGCGTTCCCATAGAGTACAGTCCGACCCGTCCAGCGCCTGTGTAGACAGTATCGACCATATCGATGATGGGATTGGCGCCATGATTGAAGTAGACAGTATGCCTGTTTCCATTAAAGACAACCTTTAAGTGATAGGTTGTTCCTTGACTGATGGTTGTCGTATAGTTCCCGATATTGGAGGCAGTCCCAGTCATAGACAGGGAAATAAGCGCAACAAGCATGGTAGAATTTGCCGTGTCCGCCTGAATATACACTAAATATCCCTGCATAAGGGGAGCATATTGAATAGAGTTGCCTGTTGCGCTATTCCATCCAGCCTGCCAGTTTCCTCCACGATAGATAATTCCAGTGCGCGACCATTGATTGCTTCCTGCTGAAGACGTAGAAACGTCACATTCGATAGTACCATTGGTAAGCGGCAACACATCGTCTAAAGAAAGAACCAGATTGTTTGAGTTGCCGCTGGCACTATTCGAGATAGTAAGAGTGCTGCTCGTTGTGGATATTGAAGGGGTTCCACTTCCTGCACTGGCCCAATACGTATAGTCAAAGGTTGTCCAATTTGGCCTGTACGTCCCGCCGTTAACCAAATCTCCGTTGCTATTTACTGCAGTGCCGTTGTATGTGCCTGTATTCCATTGGCTTGTTGAACCGTAGGCTGCGACAACATCAGATGTTGTTGTCGCAGCCGCGCTATTGATTGTAATTTGAACTTGAAGTAACGACGGAAGGGCTGTCGGATCGCTGCCTGCTTGAAACTGTTCTTTCAAGTACAATGAAGTTCCCGCGATGTTCGCACCAGGGGGCAGGCCAGGAAGCGCGCTTTGATTTGTGCATAAGAGCCATGTACTAGCGTCATAACTGACGTAGATATTCATTGCTCCTTGTGTGCCATTTGTTGATGTAGGTGCACTTGTACCGGGTGGATAAACAATATCGGTAAACGTTCCGCTTGCAGGTAACGAAGCAGTCCATGAAATTGTACTGTTTTGTACTAAACCAACAGTGCTAATAGAATGCGCGGGGCTGATTCGTGTAGAGAGTGCAGGCTGATAAACCTGTACTACATCGTTAATAACGATTGGAATATAGCCGCCTCGTGTGCCTACTACGGGCGGGTAAATTTGCGTCGTTGTCGCTGTGGTAGAGAGAAATGGGCTACCTGATTGCGATCCGAGATAAATATTTTTAACATAAACCGTGTATATCCCTGTAGCGGAACCGGTAATTTTTGCCATGACAGCCGTAATTGTTTTTCCAGAAAGTCCTGTCAGTGGGATTTGGCGCGTGTACCAGGCATCTTTCGCATAAGTTGACAAATCCGTTAAGAAATCAGCCGAGACGCCATTTTGGTCAGAGATTCCCGCATACCCTGTTGTACCTGTTTGATCGTCGGGTGTGCCATAGGTGTACGATGAGAGCAGTGATCCATCGCTAAACAAGAGATCGATGCCAGCCATGAAAGCTGGTGATGTGCTAGCTATCCAGAGATCGTAATTGATCGTATCATTGCTTGCAACGGTCATCGAGCCGGACCAGATCTCTGCGTAAGCATAGTTGCTCAAAGATTCGGCGATATTTGATGTGTTGTTGAGCGGAGCTGATGCTGTATTTGACGATGACACATTCAAGGGAAATTGCACAACCGTACGCAGAGCGCTTTGTGTGGTTGGTGTCAGCGCATTTCCGCTGGCCACCATATTCGTCAGCGTGCCAGATGCAAAGTCCGATGTGACTGATTCCGTCAGCGTAAATTGTGTTCCTGCTCTGGTCAGCTCCAAATCCCCGGTATTGCTTGTCACCGGCGGTGTCGCCGTGTTTGGAGCGTATGTGAACGGCGTTGTGGTGGTCGTGGCAATCGTCCCGTTTAACGTGCCCTGGCTGAATGTGGAAGGGGTATAATCGCTTTCTAGCGCGAATTCGCCAGTAACGCCCTCCTGATTCAACGTTTGCTGGATAAAATCACAAACGATGTCCCCGGCTTGCCAGTTCAGATAGTTTGTGGTGTTGGCGCGCTTGTCCACGTCGCGGTGGTGGTCCGCGCAAGTCAACTGATGCTCAAGCTGCGGCGAGCCAGGGCCTGCCACCACTCTGCTCATCTTGTCACTGGCAAGATAGCCGTCATAGAGTTTGCCCTGATCATGATCGCTCAGCACAACCGGCATGTTTGGCGTATATGATAGATTACCGTTTGTGTCTTCGCCGGTCAGCGTCAACACACTGCGTTGATCCAGCGCGTCCGCCAGTACAAAACTCTCATTTTTGACAGGCAATGTTGCGCCGCTTTGCAAGCTCGGCATGCCAACATAGCAGGAAAGCCCTGGCGGCGTCGTGATCATCTGCGGAGAAAAGATAGTCCCGTCGTTAAACACACCAGCACCGGCACTGTTCGAGACATAAACTGTGAACACGTCGCTGGCCCAGGCCGTGTTTCCGTTGAATGCAAACGCATCTACGTAGAGCGTGTCGTTTGCAATAAATTGCCAGAGCGTTGCTGATGCCGACGGCAAGAAATACGTGGTTTTCGTGGTTGAGAGTGTCTGACTGTTCAGCACGCTGCTACCAATGGCATAGTAGGTGCCGTCCATGGTACGCCGGTAAAAACGTACGTAAAGTGATGCTCCACTCATCGCTGCCCCAGATTTTGCCAATGTAAAAGCCGCCTGCCAATTGCCTGCGGTGATGGTATACCCTTGCAAGGGTATGGACCAACCTTTGCCTGTCGGCGCTGGCAATGCAGGGGTGCCGCTGGACGTGCCGCCTTGGCTGAGCAGTTCAATATAGAGATTGTTGCCTGAGCTAGGGGCGGTGATGCTGACACTCGTTTCTGCGCCGCCTGTTGTCTGAGACATCTGGTCAGAGAGTATCAGGCTGCTGATAGTCGATGCAACATTTGAGACATAGAATGCAGAGGCCGCCAGCCCTGCTAGGTAGTGATTAATGATTTGAGCAGGCGTGAGCACATAGTTGTACAGTGCTACTTCATCCAGATCGCCGCTTTGTGGTGAGCCTGCATAATAGATGTCCGTGTCAATCCCGATAAAATCGCCGGTGCCGCTGGTATAGACACTCCCATTTAAATAAATCGTGGTTATGCCGGTGGTGTTGGAGGTTGTGATTACAACATACTGCCAGCCGCTTGACAGTTTAATCCAGTATTCCAGGCTGAGTGCCGTCCAAGTGGAAGGATTGAGCGTATAAGGCAAAGCGAGCTGTGCAGTTGATGAGAACAACATGCAGGTATCGGTATCGCCTACAATGGCCCCTGCTTGGCTGTAGGTGACGCCCGAGCTGGACACGGTGCCATTGTAGCCATTGCCGCTACTGTCTATGGCTGTGGAGCCAGACAACTCGTCCAGGCGGTAATACGCTGTAGGCGAATCTGCCAGAATCGTTGACCTGTAACTCATACATCACCACCTAGCAAGGGTACCAGAGACTGGTCGTTGAATTATAGAAAAAGGTTTGTGCGTTATTCGCCGCAATAACACAGCTCGTGCCGTTAGCTACGTGAGAAGTCGCACTTGTGGCCATAGTTATACTAAAGCTGCTAGCATTCACGACTACGCAAAACTGCCCCCCATAGCCAGGTTGCATGATAATGCCGGTCACGTTCGCCGTTGGGGCAACCACAATATCTGACAGTCCCTGAGCGTTAATGGTGCCGTTGGACGCCAGAGAATTGGCTGTTGTTGAAGCCGTAAAGTAAAAGCCTGCTGCGGTATTTATTCCTCCAGTCATGAAGAGATTGCCATGATTGTCCACCTGAAAAA